CGGAGATGCTATAGCTTGGGCAAGAGATGAATATAATAATGGAAACGCTGCTGTTCAGGCTGCAAAGGGTAATCCTCCTAGAACTCCGTTAAAAGATTACACTAATGAAGATGGACCTGGAGGAGTTAATGAAGCTACATCTGGAAATATAGAAGAAACACAATATTCTTGGGATTGGGGCGTTATAAGATTTATTAATCTTAACATATATGCTAATGTTGATAACACAGCTGATGATGACACCGATGATGGCAGAATTACTGCTGCTAATCTTGTATGGTTAGAAGCAGTATTACAGCAAGCTGCAGAAGAAGGTAAGCAAATAATAGTGATGGCTCATGAACCAGCTTTTGACCCAGATTGGTCTCGTAAACCTGATAACTGTTTAGATAGAGATAGGGCGACAAGAGATTTATTCTGTCAGATGATGGAAGATTATGGAGTATTAGCTTATTTTTACGGTCATACTCATGTGTTTAAAACTTTTTATCCTTCTGCTGTTGTTGATGATACAGGAGATTTCGGACATGAACCAAAAGACGCTAATTTCCCACCAAACAAAACTCTTCACATAGATATAGGAAATATTGGTAATGATACAGGTCAAGGTGATAGCCCAGAGGATGGACCTTATTGGGAACACTCTTGGGGTAGAGGAGATGTTTATGATGATAGGATTGTATTAACTTTCAGGAGAAGTGATGACATATTAGGAACACCACCTCTTTTCACTGATACATTTGATAATGAATATTCTAAACCATCTTATACTATTTATTTTAGTGATTTTGAAATTAATCCATCTGTATTTGAGCCAAGCAGTAGCTCAAGTTCTGAAAGCAGTAGCTCAAGTTCTGAAAGTAGTAGCTCAAGTTCTCAAAGTAGTAGCTCAAGTTCTCAAAGTAGTAGCTCAAGTTCTCAAAGTAGTAGCTCAAGTTCTTCAGAAAGTAGCAGTTCAAGTTCTGAAAGTAGTAGTATATCAAGTTCTTCAGAAAGTAGCAGTTCAAGTTCTGAAAGTAGTAGCTCAAGCTCTCAAAGTAGTAGCTCAAGCTCTCAAAGTAGTAGTTCAAGCTCTCAAAGTAGTAGCTCAAGCTCTCAAAGCAGTTCAAGCTCTCAAAGTAGTTCAAGCTCAGGTAGTTATATTATTATAAATAGTGGAGATACAGTGACTGTTTCTCAAGATAATATTTATTTATTTGATTCTAATACAAATGATACAGCAACTATCATTGTAAATGGCACTAGTTTTACAATAAAAAATGAGGGGTGTTCTTTTGCATGGGATTATGATTCTATTACAGATAAAAAAGTATTTGTAACTGTTGGAGAGGAAGTAACGGTAACTATTGGAGATGTTATTTTTAAAGTTGTTTATGAGGGAACGGATGATCCTTTATTCTCAATAACTTTTATAGATCCTATTTCTAAAGATAATTTTATTTTTGTGTATAGGTTAAATGATTCTGATAGCTTAGCTCTTGCCGATTATTATGCATCTTATTATAATATGTCTACTACTCTTGGAGATCCATCTGGCAATTCTGGAAATATTGGAGGAATAGATTGGGAAGTAAGAGGCCAGTTATTAGGAATAGATTGTACGAATGTTGAAATATTATCATCTGAATCTGAATTTAATGATAATGTATTGACTCCAATAGAAGATGCGTTAAGTAATTCTGTTGATTTGTTATCGATGACGATTTGGGGAATAATTTTAGGATTAAATGTTCCAGGTGGGTTTCGTAGTGGAGGAGTTGATATTGTTTCTTCTACTTCTAGGGTATCAAGAGTTAATAAAACATTTTCCAAGCAAATAGGAAATAAATTATATAACAAATCTATATTCAAGAGATTTGATGCTACGGATGCTGCTGATGCTCTGATTTGTTCCAGAATTGATGCTCCAACTTTAGCACTAGCTAAACAATATATTGACAATGCACAAGTTTTGAATAGACAACACTTTGTTAATGGAACTATTTATATAGATCCATATTCTGATCGTGCTGGTCCTACTGCTGATGCTTATAGAGATAGTATTTTAGATTTTTATAATAATTTAGCACCAACACTTAATCTAGATACATGGTCAACTTCCTTTATAGATCCATATATAGATGCTGCGATACCTTATGTAACAGATGATAGTTTTGTATGGTCTTGGTTCACAAGTAGAGGAAATAATTCTTTCTTTCAAAATTCTAATACTATAAGAGTTTTTTTCTATAATGCTGATTATGAGAGTGCTTCTACTGTAAGAAGAAGAGGATCTAAAACATGGTCATTATTATCTTTAAATAATGGTTATATAGGAAATGCTGGTTCTATGTCTAATCCTACTTATGAGGGATTTTTAAATCCAATAGCATTTTTCAGAGCATTAAAAAATGGAAGCACTATGGGAGAAGCATATTTGTTCAGTCTTCCTTTCTTAGATTGGACAGTGACTTTATTTGGAGATCCTCTTGTTGTAGTTGGATTTCCTATAGATCAGGAAGAAGATGAAGCTACAATAGAAGAAAATGAATCATGGGATAGAATGTCTAAAGAATTAGCAAGGGCAGCGGCTCATCTTAAGAAGAAAGATAGTGAATTATATAATGTTCTTACAGATGTTGTTGATTTAACTTCTATTAATAAATCTACAGAACTTGTTCTACTTAATTCTGCTAATACTTTATATGAACAAAATAATGAAATACAAAGGTTGTCAGAATTAACTTCTGTTACTGAAAGATTGTTTATGTATCCTCAAAAAAGATTTAATAGTATAAACAGTATAGATAGCTATTTAACACAACAAGAATTTAAGGTGAGTAGGTTATTGAGAGATATAACAGGAGCAGGAATCATCACAGATGATAATCTATTAGATGAGGGATGGTGGAGATTTGAATTTTTGGTAGCTGACGATGATACTAATTTTGTTCATTATCATTTCAAATTAAATGTTTATACCGATAGCACTTATGCTACTCTTGCTATACCATATGAGATAAATAGTAGTTCAATGACTAGTTGGACTTATGAAAGAGAAAGAGATGTTTTCTATCCTATAATACCTAGTGGTGTTTCTTCTAGTTATATTGGTAGAAGAGTCAGATATGAAAGTAGATTAGATCCATTAATAAGTATTGATGAATATTTGATTAGTGGAGAAACTTACTATTTTGAAATTACTCAATATAATGTTGAAACAGATACTGAATATTCTACAAGGCAATATTCTGATATTATATATACCTAAAGAAAAATATGACTGAGTATAATCAATATCTAAACTTTTTTGATATGAGATTTAGCGCAGCTGGGGGAGGTCCATTCCCGCTTGATTGTGCATTTGCTTTAGGCGGAAGGTCTGGATGGATTCCTAATTATAATCATTATGTTTATGTTAATCCATCTCAGGCTACACAGAGTGAAATTGATTTTTATCTTTATAATTCATCTGTTGATTGGGGCGGTTCAATGCACCCTTATATTGGTGCATTTTTAACATGGGCAGAGATAGAAGATATAATGTTTAAATACTATGGAAGTACACTTGATATTCCTCCCTTGCCATCACGACCCAATAGAGTAACTTATGAACTTTTGCAATATGAAATAGTACAAAAAATACATGCAGATATGGTAGCAAATGTAGGTAATGAAGATGATCCATCTAAAGGTTATACTGGTTATCATTTAGATCCAAGTTTTTATAATCCATCAAATTTTACAGATCCTTCTAATCTTGATGATTCGTTATTTCCTTATGGAACAGAACTAGATTATGGATTAGATATTAATTGGAATCCTGAGGATAAAACTATTGGAGAAAACACATATTCAATAGTTGGTGTAAAAAAAACTGATGAGGGTGGTTATTATATTGATACAAATCCTGTTAAAGATTATCAAAGAGGGTTAACAGTATTTAGACCTGCTACAGGATATGTTAATGGTGCAGCTTTTAATTTTAATTCTCCAGCTGTTAGAGAATATTTTGTTCAGATGTTAGTTGCGACAGGAACTTGGCCAGGAATTGACAATGGGAATAGAATATATATTGATAATGTTAATGTAGATTATAGTTATGTAAATTACAGAGGAATAGAACATGAATATAATTATAAAAGAGACTGGACACAAACGCAAGAGGTTCAAAGAGCAAATACAGTAAGACATTTTGCTAGATTATGGGCATCTATCATAATAGAAGCCCAAGAAAGATATTATACCATAAATAATGAGTATATGGATATTATGCAAAATGGATTATATTTTGACATTGACTCCCAATATAGAAATTATTTTCTTGAAGAACTATATGCTTATGCAGGAAGCTATTTAAATGGAGGAACTTGTGAATCAGCAATATTTTGTAATTTAATAGAGAAGCATATAAGTAGAATTGATAATTTTGCTGAAAACGGCAGAAGGATGTGCTATCTGTATAATTTGGGAGACATTTCTGCAGATCCTCCGGACGGTCCAGGAGCTACTTATGATGATCCTTATGTTTATCGAATGTTCTTATTTTTCAATTTAATAGCTCAGGATAATACTTATTTCTATATTGCACCAAATTATGAATCTTCAAGTTTTAATAGTATTATTTTTGAATATCCAATGGGAAATCCTATTGATCCTGTTGCTTATTATGATGCTGATAGGGGGGTATGGAGAAGAGAGTATCAAAGAGCGACTATAGTATTTGATGATTTAGGAGATACATCTCTTAATGTATTAACTGAAAATCATATTTGGCTTGAGTATGATAATCCATCAATAGATAATCCTTCAACAGAATGGCCTCCATCGTCTCCTAAACTAGGTTATTATGTAGCCACTGATGGAAGTGATGATTTTGGAGATGGAAGTTTTAGTTATCCATGGCTCACGATATCATATGCTCTTACTCAGTCTGGTCCAGGAGATATTATCTCTGTGAGAGGAGGAACATATAACGAAGGATTAAAAATCACTCAGGGAGAAGTTGGTCAAGAATATTTAACTGTACAGGCATATCCTGGTGAGACTCCTATTTTAATACCTAGAGCAGCATCTACTGGATGGGTTAATATTGGTGGGAACAAGTGGTCTAATTCTGTATCTAAAGATGATAATTATGTATTTTTTGTTTCTTCGGATCTTATATTATGGTATCCATTTTTAGTAAGAGAAAATGTAGGAGGAATAAGTAGAGTTAATACAATAGAAGAATTAGATTATCCGCTTATAGAAGGGGTAGATTCAGATCCGTCTTTTAATAGTACATATGATTTATTTTACTCTGAAGAAAACGGAAATGACATTGATGTTTATTTGTACTTAGCTGATGGAACTAATCCAAATACTCAAACTGATATTCACATAGGAGGAACCTATGATAGAATTTTAATTGTATCTCCCAATGTAGAGGTTAATGGACTTATAATAAAATATAGTTATGATGGAATAAAAGTCACAACCGCTGGAGATGGAATAGGAAATAATTCAGCAGACAATGTAAGAATATTAAACAACACTATTAAATATATAAACTATCAAGGAATATTGGCAGGTAGAGATAATGGATATTACTATAACAATACAATTAGTTATTGCGGAAGACCATTAAAGTATGATATTTTAACAGATCCTTCTGCTCCATTTTTTGAGAGAAACGATCAAGATCATTGTATCTATTTCACAGGAACAAATGGGATAATAGATGGTAATTTTTTAGAAAAGTCATATGGGCAAGAGATGCATCCGTGGTCTGGTTCTACAACAACGCTTCCCGCAAATACAATTATAAGAAATAATTTTATAAAAGGGCAATTTGTTCTTTCTGGTGACGGAAATATTATACATAATAACATTGTTTTAGATGATACAGATAGTTTAACCACATGGGCTTCTTTCACTACCTATGCTCCATATAATTGTCAAGTCTATAATAATTTATTTTTAGGGTATAGCGGAGTTCGTGCTCTTACAGAGAATGATGACAATGAGTATTTAGAATTTAGGAATAATATTGTTGTAGTTTTAAATAGTGACAATAGATCTGTTCTTTGGAATGGGAATAGTTCTACTAGTTATATTTTTAGCAATAACATTTATTATGGTTCCGAAAAATTTAAAGTAGATGGAACAGATTATACTGCTTTTGCGGATTATCTTTCATATATGAATGGCAATAGTTTAGAAGTAGGAACAATTAATGATGAACCTTTATTCGTTAGTGATCAGGCTGATCCAAATAATTATTCTGCAACAGATTATATGCCAACTAGTAATTCTCCTGTTATTGAAGCAGGGTTTGTAGATGGAGGGGGAGATTTAACTCAAAGAAATCCTAGTGTTTTTTGGTATGATCCTTATGATACTGGAGAATTAGATTTAGGAGGGCAACCTAGAATAGCGGGAGATGTAGTAGATATTGGGCCATTTGAGTATCAAGGAACATCAAGCAGTAGTTCAAAAAGTTCAAGTTCTAGTAGTTCAAGATCTAGTAGTTCAAGTAATCCAAGTAGTTCAAGTTCTTCAAAAAGTTCAAGCAGCTCAAGTTCAAGAAGTTCAAGTAGTTAATAGATTTATGGAATTCTATTCTTGAAGCTTCATCTAGTAGTTCAAGTTCAAAGAGTTCTAGCAGCTCATCTAAGAGCAGTAGTTCAAGTTCAAAGAGTTCTAGCAGCTCAAGCTCTAAGAGTTCTAGCAGCTCAAGTTTAAAAAGTTCAAGTAGTTCAAGTTCAAAAAGTTCAAGCAGTTCAAGTTCAAAAAGTTCAAGCAGTTCAAGTTCAAAAAGTTCAAGTTCAAGCTCTTCAAAGAGTTCTAGCAGCTCAATTAGTAGTAGCTCAAGCATTAGCAGCAGTAGCTCAAGCATTAGCAGTAGTAGCTCAAGTGTTGGTGAATGCCTTTATGTAACTCCTGGAAGTACAACATATGTTGCTGGAGATGCTTGTTATATTTTTGCTTCAGCAGCAGGAGATATAGCCACTATGGTTATAGATGGTGTTAGTTTTATAATAAAAAATGAAGGAGGGTTGTTCCTGTGGGATAATAACTCTTCTATAAATAAAAAGATATTTACAATTATTGGCGAATATATAACAAGAAGAGTAGGAAATCATTATATTAAGATAACATATGATGGGACTGGTAGCCTATTATTCTCTATAGAGTTTACAACTTTTTATGAAAGTGTTTCTGATTTAATCAGTACCTCTCAAGATAGGGGAGAAAATATATCTACCGCTTTGTGTAATATGAAAAGAGATTTGGAAAATTCAGAGGTTATTAGTCAAAATATAGATAAACAGTGGCTATTTGAAGGAGTTAATGCAACTTATAAAAAAGCAGATTTGAAACATAATACTTATAGTAGAGTTGTTCTTGATTTTGTTTTTAGGCTGCAAATACATATAACTACTACATATGGATCTGTCGATAGTTATTTGGAAGATAATAATATTCAAGTTCCGCAAACGTTTGCTATTATTTCTGAACTTATTGGATTTACTATAGGTGCTGCATATATTGAATAATAAAATTTGAAAAAGGAAAAATATGAAAATAGAGTTTACAATCTTCTATGAAAGCGTTGCTGATTTAATTGCGTCTGCTCAAGATAGAGGAGTAGATATTTCTCTTGCCTTATGCAAGATGAGAAGAGACTTGGAAAATTCAGAAGTTATTAGTGCAGATATAGACAAAAAATGGTTGTTTGAAGGAATAGATGACACATATAAAGATGCAGATCAAAAACATAATGATAGTAGTGATATTCTTCTGTTTGTTGCTGATCTGCAAGAACATGTAACAGAAGAATATGGATCTGTCGATAGTTACCTAGAAGATAATGGTATTCAAGTTCCGCAAACATTTGCTGATATTTCTGAAGCTGCTGGTTATTCAATAGATGCGGGAAATATTGAATAATAAATTATATTAAATTTTGAGGAAAAGATGGCAAAAAAGAAATTAAATGTAGGAGATCTAATAGATGATTTCACTGATGATATAAGTATTGGAACATCAGAAAAAATAATACCAGATATTATGACTTTTGTTAATGATAAGGAATGGCTTGGATTGCCAACACATCCAACAAATCCTATTACATTATTCAATATGCAAAGAATTATGTTAAAAACTTTTTATAGAGGCTCTTTGGGGAATGAAGATTTAACCCTAACAGAAGAAGAAATAAAAATGTGTGAAGATCTTGGATTAAGTGATGATAACAGAGGAGATGTTGTCGGAAAATATAATAGTGGAGAATTGTTCAGAGAATTAGTTCTTGTGTGGGGAAGAAGATCAGGAAAAGATTTTATAGTTTCTATTATAGCTCTTTATGAAGCTATGAAGCTTTTAGAATGTCCTGGTGGAGATCCTTATGCTATGTATGAATTGTCTTCTGCTACTCCAATAAATATATTAACAGTAGCTAATGCTAAACCACAGGCAAAAATCGCTTTTGATGAGATAAAAGAAAAATTATTATATTCGGAGTATTTTAGAGATAAATTCACAAAAGATGGAATGACATCTAGTTCCATTTATTTATTAACTCCGCAAGATAAAAAATATAATAAAGAATTTAGAGAAAAAGGTTTGCCGCAGAAAAAAGGATCTATCGGAATAGTTGTTGGTCACAGTAACTCAGACTCTCTTTTGGGAATGGGTTGTATTGTTCTAATACTTGATGAGGTTGCTTCTTATAAAACATCTGGAGGATCTTCATCTGGAGATAGAATTTACACAGCTTTGACTCCTACTGTTTCAACTTACAACAGAAAAACATATCTTAAAGATGGAGATAATAATTTTGTTTATGATGAACATGGTCAAAAAATAGTTCAAAGTAGAGTTTATGATGGAAAAATAATAAGCATTTCATCTCCTAGAGCACAAGAGGGAATATTTTATGAGATGTTTAGAGATGCTCATCAAGTATCTCAAAGATTAGCTATGAGACTTCCCACTTGGGACGTTAACACTCAGCATACTAGAGAAGCATTAAGAAAAGAAAGTCCTTTAGGCGAAACTGATTTCAATATGGAATTTGGTGCAGAATTTAGCGGTATGGGTTTGGAAAGTTTTTTCACAGAAGATTTAGTTAATAGCTGTTTTAATGGGCATAATTTCAGAGATACAGAAATAGGTTCGGCGGGAAATGTATATTTTATTCATATAGACCCAGCATCTTCTAGTCATAATTATGCATTAGTTGTTTTGCATAAAGAATATTTTATGGATCCTACAACAAAAAAAGCACAATTCGCAATAGTAGTAGATCATATAAAGCATTGGTCTCCAGCTAAAGGTCCTATAAATCCAGAAGAAGTTACAGCTTATATTATTAGTTTGAAACGAAGATTTCGCATTGGTCTCTTAACGTATGATAGCTGGGCTTCTCAAGAGAGTATTAGATTAATGAGAAAAGCAGGTATACCTAATAAAGAAACTAAATTTACTGGAGTATATAAAATAAAAATTTATAGAGAGCTTGAGAGTTTAGTTATTAGTGGAAGAATTAAAATCCCATTGGTAGACTCTGATGGCACAACATTACTTAGAAGTGAAATGCTTGAGCTTCAAAGAAAATTTACTGCTAATGGTTTTAAAATTATGCCAAAAACTGATGGAGATGGAGTTAAGAGTGATGATATAGTAGATTGTGTAGCTGGCGCAGCATATATTGCTATTGAAAAACAGGTGAGTAGATTGCCTAATGTTATGGTGGTAGAATGTGGGAATCCTGGAGGAGGTGGTCAAGTATGGAAAAGAGGGAATAATATCGTAGGAATTGGAAACGGTACTAAGGTGGCTAGAGATATTGAGAGAAGAGAGAATATGTTGTGGTATGGTCGTAGATAAAAAATAAAAGGTTTTTTGCAGATAAAAAATAATATAATAATATTATACTGATATAATATTGAGGGGTCTCATAATGACAAAAAAATATAATTTGAAAAAGAAGGCATCGGACACAGAGAGTATTACGGATAAGACTATTAAAAAAAATAGAAATGAAATGGATATCTCTAATGAAAAACTAGGAACAACAGAGAAGAATATCAATCTAAGTCTTCCGATAAAAAACAAAGATAATACTGTTCCATTTAATGTTCAATTAGATGCTGCAAGGAAGAACAAGATTGAGAGGCAGATTATAGAAGCTAAAATGGATGATAAAGAGGTTGCGTTTGGAACACAAAAAGATTCTATGATGGATATTAATGAAGAAACTAAAAAATATGTTGATAAAAAAGAAGCAGATTTTAAAGCAGCAGAGAAGGGTGCAAAATCAGATACTGCATTTTGGGATAAATATGTTGGAGTTAATTTAGAAGGTGAAAAAACAAAAGTAACTAAAAATATTCCAGATAGCGATACTCAATTACCTAACAAAGATGCAGCAGAAATAGAGGCAGTATTAAAAGATGCTGATGCCATGATTTATCACATTTATGCTACAGCTCATTCTCAAGATAGAGATTTGAAAGATGAGGAAAAGCAACAGATCATAGATATAGAGAGTGGAAAAGCAAGATTTATGGCATCTAAGATGATTGAGCCAGTTAAAAGATAATAAGGAGAAAGATTGATGAATAATTGGTATAAAAAAGCACAAAGCATGTACAGAACGCATGATAGATTTTTTTACAATATTAGTGTCGCCGTTTGGGTTCCAGAGGGTACAGGACAAGAAGAAGGATGGAATGTATTGAAAGAAAGATTGAAAAGGATGTCTGGTCCATCAGAAATCGATACCCCAGGTATAAATGCTAATATTACTGTTGAAGGCATTGAGCAAGTCTAGGCGGATTATGAATTGGTATAAAAAAAATACTAAAATAGCATATACTCCAGGTGGAATGGAACCTGTCATGGACAAATATGACAAAGGTCATAAGCCACCTAGCACAAATCATAAAGAAGAATTTAATGGCAAAGTAACTGCTAATCCATTTTTAGGAACTAATATAAGAGGAATAGATCATCACAGAGGTACTAGTCGATTAGAACCTGATGAAGATAAACAACAGATTAGACAAATTCCTAGCGAACCAATATTGATGGATCAAGATCCTCCAACTGGAGAAGGTGTTAATAAGGAACAATTTGTTCCAGAAGAAGATAAAAAGCCAATGGGTGGAATTTCAAAAATGTTAGACAGAGGGGTATCACCTACTAGAAGAAATATTTATAAGAAGCTCAGGGAAGAGGCTTTATTTAGACCAATCAATAGAATATAACCTTCCAATTTATAGATAATTACACAAAATGTCGATAGAAATGTAGATAATTAATTTTTTAAAGGAGAACATGATGATTTTTAAAGTTCCGGATGATTTTAAAGGGAGTTTTGTATTAAGTTCGTTGCAGAAGGCGTTGTGGGCAAAGATGCAGATATCAATTACTGGGAATGATTTATATTCTTCAGATATTAAGGCAGCTGTTAAAAGGGGTATTTTAGTTCCATTCATAGAAGGTGAATATGATGAGATGGAAGATATTCATAGTGAAGTTGTGATTATCAATAGAACGGATAGAAGTTTAGTGCTTGATGATATTGTTATTAAGCCAGGAAAGTCTGCTATCGTAAGTAGAGATAAAGCAGAATCTGGTATAATTCAAGGAGCTGAAAGTGATGGACTTATTAGTATTATTACTGAATCTGCTGTTTTAGGTAATAAACCAGAGAAAAAAGCAAAAACAAAAAAAAAGGAATCTAAGAAAAAAGAAGCTGTTGAATATGTAGAACCAATTGAAGATCATATCGAAGAGCAGAAACCAGTTGCTAAAGTTTGGGACTTTCAAAAAGGGGAAACTGAAGATGCTGTGTTAGTTAATAAGGTTTCTGATATTGTGGAAGTAGAGACTGAGGAAGCTGAAGATGTTGATATGGTTGATGATAAGAAAAAATCTATTAAGAAGAAAGTGACAAAGAAAAAAGTTGCTAAGAAAAAAGCTGCCAAAAAGAAATTTACTAAGAAAAAAGCTTCAGCTAAGAAATCAGCAAAAAAAAAAGGGAAATCATCAAAAAGTAAGAAAGTAAAAGAAATAAAACCAGTCGGAGAAATTAAAGAGCCTTCAGATGTGGTTTTTCCTCTAGATAGTCGGGGAAATCCGCTAGGAGAAAAACCATCTGATGTATTGGAGAGCTTGATTGATGAGCATACTCCAGATGATATTTCTTTTGCCGATGAAGAGCAAAAACAAGAAAGAAAACAGAAGAGAGAAATATCAGATGATTGGGACTGGGAGGATTTATAAGAAACGAGAAAATTATATGGATACATGGTTATTATTAAAGAAAGAACTTAGCTATTACGGTGTCCGTTTAATTAATGATAGAAAATGTGAAATATATAACGATACTGGACAATCCAAAAAACAAGGTATTATAAGAACAATAAGAGAACTCAATCAATCTATTAAGAAACAAAAAATAGTTTTATTATCATTGTTGAAAGACGTTGTAGAAACTTTACAAATTGAAGAATGCAGCAGAAGACCAATAGATGATAGAATGGTTGATTTATTTATTTTTTCACTAAAAGATTTTTCAAAGTTTTTATTATGTTTTGAAGAATTCGATAAATCTGAATATCAAGAAGCAATAGATAATGCATTAAATCAAGATATAAAATCATTCACTAAAGAACAAATTTATACATTACCAGACTATAAAATATCTGTAGATTGGATACATAGATATATAAGTAGGTTGATGTACATTTCTAATTTATTATCTTTCGCAGCTATTGGAAAAAAGAATATTTCCAAATATGATATAAAAGTTGCGAGAGGGATAGCAGGTCCATGGTCTAATCTCGACCTCCCTATGAAAGAAAGAATTTTCCCTTTTGGGCAAGAGGTGCAGAGAAGAGAAAAAGCTAAGAGAAGACAGAGAAGATATAGGAAAGGATTAGAGAATTATAATGCTCCTGGAGTTGGAGAGGGACATTATTGGAGAGAGCTAAGGAATGAACCATTTGCTTGGAAAGATAGAAAATATGAAGATCCATATCCACACAGAGATTTATTGAATAGGTAAAAGTCTTAAAAAATGGCTCTAAATAGAGCAAAATAAAATAAAAATGACAAAAAATATGGATAAAAGTAAGAACAGGAGAATGCTCAATTAATAAGGTGTATAAAGAATTAGAGTCAATAAGATATGCGAAAAGAAAATAGAAATTGTCATGGACATCTCCATCATTTAGAGAGAGAGATAGAAGGATGGCAACTATCGGAAGAGTGTTTGAATAATAAAGAAATTTATAAATGAAGATTATAGAAACAAAAAAATACATTAAGATTGCTGAGACTCAAAAAGAGAAGGAAGATTTCTTTCATAAAAGAACTAATGAACATATTGAGAGAGTCCAAAATGCTGCTAAAAAGATAGTAGATAAACATAGTGAATATAGTGATCTTTTAGAACAAGTTAAGAACCATGATGCTAGTAAATTTGAAGAGCCAGAAATGACTCCATATATTGAATTGACTTGGTTGAAAAAGCAGGATCAGGGTGAAGATGGTGGTAAGGATATTGAGGAGGCGACTCTTCACCATATAAAAAATAATAAGCATCATCCTGAGTATCACAATAAAGAAAAAGCGAATATAGACAACACTAATAGAGACAAATCAATAGAATGCATTGATGCGGATGAGATGGATGATATAAGCGTTGCAGAAATGGTAGCAGATTGGCAAGCAATGTCAGAAGAATTAAAAACAAATACCTCCAGAGAATGGTATAATGATGTGAAAGATGTTAGATGGAGTTTTTCTGAAGAGCAAGATAAATTGATTGATAAATTATTAAAAGTATTTGAATAGAGAATAAAATGAAAATAATTTTATCAGAAAATAGAAAAAAGAAAAATAAGATAATCGAAAAATTAGCGGAGCTAGAGCATGAGCAGTGGATGAAGTGGGCGAAAGATATTTTAAAAACAGAAAACATAACAGAAGAAAGAGTTAAAAGATGGAAAGAGGAAAGTTTTAAACCTTATAAGGATTTGACAGAAGAACAAAAAGATATGGATAGAGAGTGGGCAGAGAAAGTTTATAATATAATGACGAGGTAAATTATGAGTGAAATGGAAATGGTAATATCTGTTAGTCAAACAGTAGAAGAAGGAAGAAGAATGTTAATGGAAAATATGGAAAACGATATTAGAGGGGCTTTTGAATATGAAAATAATTGAAACAGAAAAATTTAAAAAATTGTCACAGTTTGGACCAAGATATCATAATCCTGAAAAATTAGAAGGTCCAGAAGCAGAGATAGCTGGCACTGATATACAAGGTGCAGTTAATTATGCATTTGTCAAAGCTATGGTTGGTATGAATTTAGATGAGTTTAGCGAGTTTGAATCAGAAAGAATAAATCAAATTCTTGAAGAATTTAAGAATGATTTAAGGAAAGGACCAGCTGATCCTGGTGTTGCAGAACAGCATATCTCTCAAGCAGAGGCTTTAAGAGATGATCCTCAAGGTCTTATGGGCTTCTTCAAACACAATTCTCCGATACCTGGATCTCATAGTGAATATTTAAGACAAGAAGATGGTAAACAACATCTTATGGGTAGAAACAGAATTGCATCTGCATCTAATAAGAAAGGGTAACAATGAGAAAAAATGCACAATCAATTTATGAGAGACTGTTGGAAATTATGCCACAGTTAAGAGTTAATATTATTAAAGGCAAAGACTATGTTGAGCCATCTATTGCTAATTCTTTATTTTCTGTGTGGAGAACGGGTAAGTCTGGTTCTAATAATTCAACTTTTAAGAGACCAGTATCATTAGCTCATGATGATATTCAAAAAATGAAATCTGCTGGATTGATAAGAGCAATAGGTGAGAATATAGAAATAACTGAAAAAGGACAAAAGGTTATTAAGATAATGATTTTGGGAGATGAGAGATCTTCATTTGAAAATAATGATCTTATTATAGATTATAATCAGGCTTTGGATAATACAAAAGGTGTTAAAACTGCTTCTAAAAAAATGACTAAATAAGGAATAATGATGAACATAACAATTTCTTTTTCGACAAAAAATAAAAGTGCTAAAGAGAAAGTAGAAAAAACTTTACAATGGTATGATACTGTTCTAAAAAAAATGAATACTTATAAAGGTGGTAAATTAGAATTTAAATATCAAAAAGATAAAGAGTTAGAAAAATTAGGTTATGAAAATTCATATAGAATGATGCCACAAGTTGCCGATTTGGAAATAACAGTGTCAAAACAAAGCTCTAATGAGAAAAATGTTTTAAAGTGGTTTGATGATTTTCAAAATTATAGAAATAGTGATTCTGTTATAATCTCTAAAGGTATAATGGGAATAGAATTTGATGTGCCAGATAATGAGGTAGAAGAGTTTATATATGAATGTGAGAGAAATAGTTTTAAGGTGAGAGTATAAAAATGAAAATTATTAAAACATCAAAGTATGTAAAGATAGCAGGAATTAATCAACAGTCAATAGATACAGCAATTCTTGGAATATCTATGGCTGCTAAAAGAGCTTTTGATCAACAATTCCCAGCATTAGATAAAGTTGGTGATATGTCACATAGAAATGAAAAAATAGATTATGAAATGATTTTAAACGCCAATAGTGAAATAGAATATATAACTGATTTGCAAAAATCTCATATAGGAACATTTGGAGATGGGTATTATGAGTCTTTAGAAAAAATACCTGCTTGGTTAAATCAGATACAAGATCAACAAGAACTTGATGATCAGTTCTTTCAAAAACCATATATGAAAGATGAAAATGTTTAAAAGAAATTTAAAAGTTGAAATAGCAGATACTCCCTCTAAGCATCAACAAGGTTTGATGTTCAGGGAGAAGTTGGGTGAAGATGATGGTATGTTATTTAGGTTCAAACATCCTCAAAATTTAAAGTTTTGGGGAGTTAATACTTACATACCATTGTCAATAGCTTTTGTTTCTAAAGATAATATAATTGAGAAAATAGAATATATAAGTCCAGGGGATGAGGCTGTAGTATGTAGTGATCATGATTGCGATAAGGCTATCGAAGCTAATTATAATTTTTTTGACAAAAATAAAATATGGATAGGTGATAAAATTTCTATTGTAGAAGAGGATGATAGCACATTTGTAAAATTCTAGGAGATGTAAATGAAGTTTAAGTTGTCAGAAGTTAGATTATTAGGGGGAAGTTTAATAAAATTGACAGGCAAAGAGTTGCCAGTTAGAACAGCTTATAGAGTAGGTAAAGTTTTAAAAAAAGTTTCTGAAGAGTTATCTTATATTGAGAGATATAGAGTTCATCTTGTGAAAAAATATTCTAATGGCAAAGATAAAACAGGTAATTTTGAAGTTTTAAAAGAAAAAGAAGAAGATTTTAGAAACGAATTCTCAGAGTTTTTATTAGAAGAAATAGAGTTTGATTGTAAACCTATATCTCTTTCTGAATTAGGGGATATTTCTTTGGACCCTGTTGATTTGATTCGACTTGATAAATTAATATATGAAGAAGAAGAAAAAATCAAGGATTAAATACTTTTTTTCATAAATATAATATAATGAAGAGAAGTTATATTAAAAATTGGTATAAAAGAGCACAAACTGTTTTCGATTATGATAAAGTAGATGCGTATGGGAATCCAGTTGCTGCTGATGTAGAGCAAATGTTGGCTGATTATAATGTTGAAGAAGATGAGGGAAGAATAACGCAGTATGAAGGAGTAGAGCAAGATAATCAGGAAACAGTTGAAAATTTAGAGCAGGAAAAAGATGATGCTCAATTTGAATTAGATGTTGATAGACCTTGGGAGCCACCAGATATAGATGAGAAAGCTCCTGACACAGGAAACAAAACAGAAGCATTAAAATATGCTATAGAGAATAGAAGAGTTTTAGAAATAATATATTCTCCTGCTGGGAGAATGAATAGAAAAATAAATTTTGGGAAAAGTATTAAAAGAGTTATTGAACCTCATAATATGTTCCAAGCTGGTAATGGGAATATTGTTGTGACAACATGGGACAGATCAGTAGGTAAGATAAGAGCTTTTATTGTTGATAGAATAATGAATATAATTTTCAGGAAGAAAGCTATAAGAAACCCATTTAAACAAAGACAAAGAGTTTTACCAAGTTATGAAAGAGGAAAAACCATGGCTAATAAAAATAATATGTTGACAAAAATATTGTCTAAAGAATCCGAAGATAGTGATAAGGGATTTAATTTGAATAAAACAAAAAAGGCTGGAAATGGAAGTTACTCGTCTAAGAAAAGACAACAACAGGCGGTTGATAGATCCAGAGAACTTGGGAAGAGAAGACAGAGATCGCAAGAAAATGAAAATAGATATCAGCATGCTAATCCTCCTGCTGAGACTCCTCCTGATGATTCTTCTTATAGCTTAGATAAAGCTCGTCAACATGCGAGAGAGAGAGGAAGACAACTTATTGATAAAAGACAAAGAGCAGAAGAAAATGAGGAAAGATATCAACAACAAAATCCTAATAAATCTAGTGCAGATAATTCATTAATAAAGATTGCATCAGAATTAGAAAGTAAAGGGTTGTCAAAAAGTTCTGAAGTCGTTAAAGAAGTTAATGATGTATTAAACCAAATAAAAGAATCACAGTATGTTGGATTTATGGGTCAGGCTATTAGGAATAGACGTTGTTGGGATAATTGCTATAGAAATAAAAGAACTTCTAAACCAGGAACATCTGCTCAGGAAGTGTGGTTTGAATGCTGGGGTGAATATCTTGAGTCTATGAAAGATTCTAAGAAATGGGATAAATATGCTTCTGTTGATGATATAGCAAAAGATAAAAAATGGGATAAAAAATTTGCAGAAGAAGTTAATAATAAAATGAAGAAGGGAATGAGTCTTCCAGAATCTGTATATGATACATTCAATAAAGAAGCTGATAAATATGTGGACACTGTTATAGAGCAGGCTAGCAATTTAACAGAATTGGCAGTTGCTCTTAATAATAATGGGCAAAAAAAACTTGGAAAGAAAGTTGCAGCAGCTTCTAATGAGGTTCTAAAAGAGGCGCAGTTTTGGCAGGGAGTAGGTGATGCTGCAAGAGGTATTGGAGGAGATATAGCAAAAGGTTTTGGTAAGGCTAAAGATTGGGTAGGCAATAAGATGCAAGGATATAAAGAGCAAGGGAATGAAAGAAGAATAGACAAGATGATTGAGAATATTGCTAGCACTATTGAGCAGGCTAGAGGATTTATTGAGGGTCAATGGCAAGAGAATGTTACTAAGATTAATGGTCTAATGTCACAATTACAACAATACAGAGGTAATCCAAAAGTTGATAATGCTCTTCGAGCCTTGAGAACTTGGAATGCTAATATAAAAAGAGAAGCAATTGATACGGTATTAGCAGCATTAAGACAGGATTCTGATGGAGATGGTATTCCTGATGTTGCAGAAACTCCAGTGGCAGGAGATGTTGATGGAAGTGGCGTTGTAGAACAAGATGAAGCAGTAGGTGGAGGATTGCCAACAGCGCATCAATCTCCAGATCAATCAGCCCCTATGACACCAGGAGCAGCACCAGCACCAGGAGCAGCGGACACTAATTTGCTTCTTCAGTATATTAGTGCAGATCCTAATTTGTCGAATATGATGAGTGCTCTTTCGGGAAAAGGAAGAACAAATCCAGCAGGGATAACTGCTTTGCAAAATGCTTTTCAACAGGCAGGAGTTGAGTTTAATGAAGCAAATAGAAAACAATTAATGTCAGATTATAGGAACTCTTTAAAGGGCCAACAGCCACAACAACAAGTGTATATGAGTCGAGATCCTAAAAGAGAGATATATGGTAAGTCCCTTCTCAGAAATATTTTGAATAAAAATAAAGGGATTTTAATAAATTAAGATGAATACTATTTAAATTAGTGTTTTTATATAAAAAGTTGATTTATTCAATAAGGAGAATAATAATGAGGTTTGTAACTAATAGAATTTCAACAGGTAAAGCAAAGTCTTTTGAAGATATTATTAAAGAATATCAAAAAAGCAAAGAAGTAAAAGTAGCATCTTCAACTGCGACTGTTAAAACAGCAGAACAAGATGAAGCTGATTCTAGCGGTCAGTTAGATGTTGAACCTTTGCATCAAGAAGGTGAATCTACAACTATGCCAAAAGCTGGTCCATCAGCTAAGAAGGATGATGGGGGAAAAGCGGCAGAGGCAGCGGCAGATACTGACCCTGAAAAAGAAGGTAAAGATTCAGGTCAACCAAAAGCGGAAGGTTCTGAGAAGTTTACAAATAACCCAGAAGTTCCTTCTAAGGAGGAAAAGGGTGGTTCCTCAGGTGCTAATGCTAAGGTTGCTCGTAATCAAGATGGTACTGGCCCTGAAGGAAAAGGTCCTAGAACTGGTAGGGGCTATGGCATATGTAACTCTGACCCAGGAGAATACGAAGATGGAGAGAAATCTACACAAGAAAAAGGTAAGCTTCCAAAAGCTTTAGAAGAACATAAGTTCACTAAAAAAGAGGATAAAGATAAAAAAGATGAAGAGAAAAAAGAATCTGAAGTAAAAGATAAAGAAGATGAAGAGAAAAAAGAATCTGAAGTAAAAGATGAAGATGAAGAGAAGAAAGAGTCTGAAGTAAAAGATGAAGATAAAAAAGAAGAAGAAGATGAAGAGAAAAAAGAAGCTTCATCAGTTAAATTCGTAAAAATCGCTAACCTTAATGCTAAGAACAAAGGTTTCCTTAGAGAGTATTGGACAAAGTTGTATGGCGAAGATTATGTTAGCGCATTGTTAGCTGATAAGTAATAGATTTCAAATTTACTTAATAACATGATTATTAATACGGAGCTATCAATATGGCTATTGTCCCATCAGGAAAAATGCATATAATGAAGACTCAAAAGTTTGCCAACCCTTTATCACAAGGGTTTGGCGAACATGCGTCTATCGATCAGAATATCCCATCTTTTGAAACAGAAGAAGGCATGGATGAGGAAATCTCTCCAGAAATATCACCTGAATCTGTTGACGGATTAAAAGAAGAGCAAGATCAAATGGGCGGACCAGAAGATCCAATGGAGTCTGAGAGTAAAGGAAAAACTCTTACTGACTTTATTTTTAAGAAATTGGAGAGTTTTGGTTATCCAGGTAGAAGGTTGCAAGAATTTAAGTCTAAGTTTGTAAGAGAATCTGTTTCTCCAGAAGGTGTTAAGGATATCCAAGTTGAAATACCTGATAAAAAATATCCTAACGAAATGGGGCAAACGGAGTCTATTGAAAATGAAGATCTTGGAGTTATCTCAAAAGAAATTAACCAAATGTTTGGTTTAAATTTCAATGGAGCTGAAAGAACAGATGGGAAATGGACTATTAAGTTTACATCTGCTAAGATAACTAATCCTGATGCAGAAGGTGGAATGGTAAGAGATAATTTAGATGAGGTCTATGGCAAACCAACGAAGCCAGGGAATCCAGGGAATCAGGAATCTAAGCCTATTGCAGCTCATACATTATTAGAGATGATTAAAGAGGGTAAGAATGGATTAGTAAGAGATTTAAGTAAATCTATGGGAGAGAAAAATGATTAGAAAAATGTCAGATGAACATAAAATTGATTTCTTAGAATTAAAAAAATCAATAGAAACAAAAAAAGCACCTTCAGCAACTAATAAACCAACATTGAGACAAATTGCAGAAGAGCAAAAAGCAAAGAAATTATCTAGTAAAGATGATGGATTAATGACATCTCATCATATCAGTTCCGCTAGGACAGGCGATATCTCTAATGAGGGTGGTCCTACTAAATTTACAAAGTCCGAATCATCTAATACTATTTTTGATACTAATAAAAGTGATAGGTTAGCACAAGAGATAAATAATAAAACCAGAGTACAAAATGAAAAAGAAGAGATAGCTTCTAACAAAAGGATAGCAGAAAATAAAAGAATGAGTCAGTTGGCTGAAGTTTTGAGTAAAACAGAGCAGGCTAATGACTCAACAGTTTCGCCAGTAAGTAGATATAGTGGTAGTAACTATTATTCTCCTAAAAATAATATGAGTATTTTTGATACTCAAGAATTTGAGAGACTTGCTGATAAAACATCTGGTGAAATAGTTTCTGAAGAGACTATTCAAAGGAATGCTCAAAAAGATGAATCCTGGAAGGGTAATGATAAAACATTTTCTTCTAAAGATGTCATTAATAATTTATTTGATAATCTTACTATTAAGAAAGAAGAGTAATGGCTTTTAATTTTAAAAAAAGAGCACAATTTAGAAATGCTGATTTTTTGAATCAAATGACTCAGGGGACTTATGGTCTTCCTGCTAACGTTGATGCTATTAAAGCTCAGTATTTATGGAACAATGTTTATCAAAATAATTTAAGATTTAATAGTATACAGGAGATGGCTAGCGTGTTAGAGGCAGATGGGATTGATAGAGAGTATGCGAATATGTCAAACCCTGAAGTAGTAGACAATGTTAAACAGCCAGCTGTAAATATTCAGAATGTTACTGATCAGTTGGAAGATGTTTTAACTAGTACTAAATCATTTAATCTTAAAAAACAAGCACAGATTCCAATGCAACAAATGGCTCCACCACCACCGCAATTCCCAGATCCAGCTGATTATCAGGCAGAGCAAATGGATCAGAGAAATCAGCAGATGGATCAATTACAACAGGTGTATCAACCATTACAATTCAATTTTGCTGATCATAATGAATTAAAAAATTATCTTGATCAGAAAGGGGAAAGAGGGAAAAGGGGTTTTAAAGAAGTGATACAAGATTTAAGTTATAATAAGGTTCCTGATTTAAAAGAAGCTATAGAATATTATTATAAAATAAAAAAAGATGCTAAAAAAGGAGCTGCTACTCCTGAAGATCTTTTGGACTATGTTAATTCAGATATTTATAAATTATTGCCAGATAACTTGACAAGTGGAGGTGTTGTGTTGAGAAAGAATAGATCAGAGGTTCTAGATGCTATTAAAAAATTGGCTGAAAAGAACACTAAAAAGAAAGAAGTAAAATCTTTTAATATGAGTAAAACAGCACAACATAAAACACAAGAAAATGTTATTATGTATGGACCAGAGGAAGTTCGTAAAGTCGATCCATTCTTAAGACAACCAGTTTCTGATTGGCATATAGTAGAAAGAAATAAGGGTTTTGGTCTTGTAGTTGATGATGTGTGGAATATTGATTATGAAACAATTTGGCGTGAAAATATTATGGATAAGTATTATCGTCCATATAAAGATAAAGAAGGTAATTGGGTTGGTGGATATATTCAAAAAAGATTTGAAGTTGATAAAAATATTCCAGCTTCAAGTAATTTACAACTAAAACCAGGTCAGACGAGGAGACCAATTTTATCTGAATATGGAAATACAGAATCCAGGCTTCAAGCTGCAAGAGCAGCAGGAGATATAGCAGGAGCTAATGATATTTCAAAACCTTTTAATTGGAAAGAAGCTTCATCTAAAAAAAAAAGTTTGATAAAGTAGCATATCAACCTGCTAGAGATATGCTTGATCCAGAATCAAATAATAATTCGAATTTTGTAAAGGATCCCTTTCAATTAGGGGATCCTTTTTCTAATTCTAAACCAATGACACCAAATGATGACGAGTTGCATTGTAGTATTTGTGGTGGGACATTAAAAAATACTTTTCGATCAGGTGTAGATACATGTCCTAATTGTGGAACACCTAATTGTCAAACATATTCAAAAGGTCTTAAGCCTCATTGTAAGGATGAAAAAAATCCAAATAAAGGACCTAATCCAACATTCATACCTAAGACTGTTTTAAATGCTTCTTATAATGCAAAAGAGGCTATGAAAAAAAATATACATATGGAGGGTGATGAAGATGTTTATACAACTGAATTCGATGCCTGTACAATGGAAAATGGGATAGATGATGAAAGTAAAAAAACATTAAATGTCGATGATAGAAAAGATGAGGTTATGAAATCTTGTCTTGATTTAGAAATTGATGGTTAAGTAGGAAGGAAATAATATGGCTATTAAAATGAAAATTTCAGATGACTCACCAGAAAATAAAAGAAGAATGGTAGCAGCATCTGGAGCTTATACGGTTGAAGATCAAAAGATGTATAAAGGATTAGGATATCAAAATAGATTTTATGCTGGTGCGCAATCAGTAAGTATGCCTATCACAAAGAATGCACAATATGCTGGGTCTGGGGCAAATGTAGCAATGACTCAACCTATGTTTTTCTCACCACTGCATACTCCTCAAAACTGGCAGATAGCTAGTAGAAGAAGAGAGATAATGCAATGGGCAAGATTTTATTACATGAATGAGCCTAAGGTCGCGGCGGGCGTAGATTTTTATGCTAATTTTTCTATGAATGGATTTAAGTTAGAATGTAAAAATAAAAAAGTTTTAAAGTTTTATGAAAAATTAGTTAAAGATATAGATATTGTTGAGAAATTAAATAGTATTAGTCATGAGTATTTTTTGTTGGGAGATGTTTTTCCTTTCTTAGAAATAACATGCCCTCATTGCCAAAATAAAGGTTTTACTTCTGATGGAAAAATTTGTAATCATCCAGATGGTAATTTTAAATCTATTAAAGTTATGAATCCAGATTATATCGAAGTTAAAGACAATCCTATTGCTAGCAACCCAGAATATTATTTAATTCCGGATGAAGAATTAAAATTAATTATTCAAAGAAGAGAACCAAGAAAGATATATGAAAGTCTTCCACAAAGATTTATAGATTTAGTTTCATCGGGACAGCCAATTCCATTATCTAGTAGAAGCATAAGTCATTTAAAACATAATGCTAGTGATTATGGTACATATGGAATCTCTATGCTTCAAAGATTATTTACTATTTTGGCATATAAAACTAAAATCATGACAGCCAATTGGATTATAGCTGAGAGATTAATTCTTCCTATTCGTGTTGTAAAGGTAGGAGATAAAGACAGACCAGCTACAGAAGCTGATTTGCAAGATGTTGTTACTCAATTATCGGCAGTAGCTAATGATCCTAATTTAACTGTTGTAACTCACCACGCATTTGACTATGAATGGCATGGAGCTAGTGGAAAAATTCATAATATAACACAAGAGTTAGAAGAAATTGGGAAAGAAATTTTAGATGGTTTAATGTTGAATCAAGCTATTCTTAATGGCGAAATGGCTGGATATTGTATGAGTGAAGATACTCTCACTCTTACCGATTCTGGTTTTAAGCATTATTGGGAGATAGATGAAACAAAAGATAAAATTGCTTGTTACAATGACCAAACTAAAAAAATAGAATATCATCTTCCTTATGAGAAAGTCGTTTATGATTATGAAGGAGAGATGATTCATTTTAATACTGATAAGATTGATATCTTAGTATCTCCTAATCATAGGATGTGGAGTGCTAAGAGAGGTTCTGATAAGTTTGAAATTATAAGAGCAGAGGACGTTAAGTCAAGAGCAAAATTTGTAGGTGCTGTTGATGGGTATGAGGGAGAATATTGCCCTTATGTTCAAATAGGAGCAGAACAATATAATATTTATGATTTTTGTAAATTAGCTGGGTATTATGTTTCTGAAGGATGGGTTAGAGAAGAAAAGAGAAAAATTAGGGCAAATAGATTTACGACTGTTGGCATAAGTCAATCAAAAGATGGTAAAGCCAGAGAAGATATTGAAAATATTTTTGACAATATGTTTAATACACATTGGAAGGAAGAAAACCAAGTATGTGTTCATAAGCCAGAATTAGCAGATTATTTGAGGAATAATTTTGGTAGAGGTTGTGTTAACAAAAAACTTTCACCTTTTGTAAAAAATCTTTCTACAGAATGTTTAGAAATAGTTTTAGACGCTATGGTAAATGGAGATGGTTGTGATAGAGAATATTTAGGAAGAAAGAATGGGAATAAATCTTATTATACTTCTAGCTATCAGTTAGCACAAGATTTTGCAGAGATAGCATTCAAATGTGGTTATGTTGTAAAGATTAGAGAATATAATAAAAAAGAATCAAAAGATAAAGTTTATTTTAACAAAAGAGGACATCAATATAAAACTAATCATCAACAATATGTTGTATATATTTCTAAGGGATTTAAGGGAAGAACTCCTACTCTTTGTTCTAAATCTAAAAAATATGCAGGGAAAGAAATAATAAGAGAATCTTACGATGGCAAGATTTATTGTTTTTCTGTTCCTTATGAAAAATTTGTAACTATGAGAAATGGTATAGTTACTATTCAAGGAAATACATCGGCTCAGGTTGGTATTGAAGTTCTGATTAGAAGATTGGATAACTGGAGAAATAAATTAAAAGATTGGGTGGAGAAAAATATATTTGAACCAGTTGCTATGATGCAAGGTTTTGTTGATGAACAAGAAACTGAGGAGATGGGATATACTGTTTATTTATATCCTCAACTTATATGGAATGATTTACAGTTAAGAGATAAGACAAATAGGATACAAACTCTTATGCAGATGTATGATAAACAATTAGTATCTGCTCAGACAGTATTAGAAGAACTTGATTTGGATTATGATTCAGAAGTCGAGAAAATAAGAAGTGAACAAGTGATGGCAACCGCTCAGGGTCAACTTGGCGGACCAATGGGGGGAGCAGGAAATCTAGGGACAATGGGAATGGGTGGGCCTATGCCTCCTCCAGGTGGCGGTCCTCCTGATGTAGCTGGTGAAGGGATGGGTGCTCCAGGAATGGGTGCTCCAGCTCCAGGTGGAGGAATGGGTGCTCCAGCTCCAGGTGGAGGAATGGGCGCTCCAGCTCCAGGTGGAGGAATGGGTGCTGCTGCTGGTGGAATGCCTATAATAGGGAAGAGAGGATCTAAATCAGTAGCTGAACAGCAAGAAGAGGAAACTCCACCACCTCAAATGATAAAACTTACAAAGTTAGAACAAAAAATGTATAAAACATTATTGTCTATGAAAATACCTTATGCATTATTTGGGCAATATTCTGTTAATTTACCGGGAGAAGAAAGGCCATTTTCTTTAGATTTTGCTTATCCAAAGGTAGGTGTTGGAATTGAAGTTGATGGAGCTATCTGGCATCAAAGAGAAGATTTTCAACAGAGAGATATGAACAGAGATCAAAAGTTGGCTAATGTTGGATGGAGAATATTAAGATTTAGAGAAGATGCTGTTGAAGAACAAATAGATGCTGTGAGAGATGTTATTTATAAAAATCTTATTGAAGCAGAAAAAACTACGAAAAAATCTGCTGAAGATGATAGTATCATAAAATATGCTTCTACTGATATCAGTAGAAACTTTACACATGATTTTATAATAAATAACGGTGAAGGTATCGGGTGTAATAGAAAAAATATTTCTAATAGTATTCAAGTTCTTTATATAGGGAATATCGAAAATGGAGATTAAAACAGCAGGTAGAAAAAGAATTAAAGATCGAGGAATAAAATGGGAACAAAGATTCCATGAAAGATCTGAGAAATTAAGAGAACGTTTTAATAAAACAATAGGACCTTTGGCTTATATAAGATGGGAAGGTCATGATTATACAACTGATTCTGATTATTTTATTATAGTTGGGCCATCTCTTACTAAAGAAATGAAGAAAAGATTTTTTGCGGGAATTAAAAAATTACCAGATGATCCAAAAGCTAAAGTTTATGCTCCTGCTGGAGAATATTTTTTTAGCTCAGTAGCCGCTCTCAGTCATGCTGTTGAGAAGTGGGGAATAAAGTTTCCAAGAGGTGCTCCTAATTATACCCTAGACGATTTGGCTGATGTTGAAATACCTAGGCACGTAAAGGGTTAAATATAAATAGAGGATTTTTTATCCCTATTCTGAATATAAAAAGATAGTGTTTTTGGAGATATATCATGATACTTAAATGTGGACAAAAAGATAATAAAAATTATACTTTTGGTGTGAGAACTGAGCAAGTAAAAGAAGCTATTAAAGATATAAAAACAGCTTTTTGTCCTTGCTGCGGAAAAATGATTGTTATTGGAAATTCCAAATACTGCTCTCGCTGTGGGGAGGAATTATAGTGAAAATTATAAGAACAGCAAAATATGCTAATACATTTGAAGGATATGATCCTTATACCGTTGATTTTACTAAAGAAAGAGCAAAAGCAAAAGTAACAGATACAGATTCTTTGTTTAATGCTTTAAGTGATGCTATTGAAGCTATTAAAACCCCTAGTGCTAATGAGGGAAAATATTACGACCAAGCATCTGTTTATAGAGCAGAATTAACTAGAAGAGGATATTCTCCCGAAGAGCAAGATAAAAGATTAGAAAAAATTCCAAGTCTCCATACAAAACCAATGAGAGATTCTACGCCTACCACAGATTATCCTGAACTTGGAGATGCTACACTTGGAGCTTTTTAAAAATAATTTGATAAGGAAAATAAAATGGCAATACATAAAATAGCAACATTTTCATATCGATGCTCAGTAGAAGCTTTAAATAAGCCGAAAGGTTGGGAAATCTATAATCTACCTAACAAAATTAAAACAGCATCTAAAACTTCTAATAGTGAAGACTTAGGTGGATTTGATTTAAAAGAAGCTACATCTAAACACCCAGATCATTTGTATATAAAAATCTTTGCAATTAAGAAAGATGAGCCAAATGATAATGGAGATGCATTTGATGCGACTCAATTAAAGAAAGCTGCTCCTACCTTTGTTGGAGTACCACTCTTTACTAATCACCAAAATGATGATGTTGAAAAATCAAGAGGGGAGTGTGTCCATTCTTGGTATGATAAAGAAGAAGGTGGTATCTATATTATCGGTAGAGTAGATAAAGTAGCTTATCCAAAATTGGCAAGAGGAATAGAAGAGGGATATATATCAGGAACTAGTATGGGGTGTTTTTTGGGGCATAATAGGGTCTTAATGGCAGATTCTAGTTATAAGTATATATACGATATTAAAAAAGGTGATGAAGTTATAACTCATAAGGGCAGAGTGAGAAAAGTTAAAAATCTTCAAAGACATGAAGACAAAACTAATGATTTGATTTATAAAATAAAAGTTGAAGGTTTGTCTAATGAGATTTGTGCTACAAAAGAACATCCATTTTATGTCCTACAAGAACAAACTAAATGTTATATTACAGGACAAGATATCGGTGTTCCTAAGTCTATGAGAAATAGATATAGAAGAAGGACTAAGGGAGGAGTTTACCAACAAGAAGAATATAAAATTGCTTTAAAAAATGGTGAATTAGATCAGTTCGATTTTGAATGGAAAAAATCAGAAGACCTCAAAGAAGGAGATATGGTTTCTTTTCCCATTTCTAAAGAAATTGTTGAAGATTCCGATGCTACATCTGACAAAGCGAGGTTAATAGGTTATTTTTTAGCAGAAGGTAGTTATCTTAAATATAAGGGTAATAGAGTTGCTGTAGAATTTAATTTTTGTTTATCAAAAGAAAAAGATACTTTAGGAAAAGAAGTTATAGGTTTATTAAGAAAAGTCTTTGATGGGACATTAGAACCAAAAATACAAGAAAGACCCGATAGAGATATTCTTATGATCCGTTTATATGGTAGAGATGTCGCTCAGTGGTTCTTTAATTATTGTGGGGAATATTCTCATACAAAAACATTAAATAAAAAATGTTTATTTTGGGATCCAGAAATTCAAAAACATATTTTAGCTGCGTGGATAAATGGAGATGGAACTTGTAGAAATATTTATGCTCAGAATGGAAAATTATATCAAAATATTAGTGGGACAACTTGTTCTGAGACCCTACATAATCAAATGAAATTTATTACATCTAGATTAGGGATATATTCGACGACTGAATATATAAAAGAAAGAGCGATAAAAAATGGGAAAAAACCATATTGGATTTTAGTTTTTGGGTGTAAGGAATCTCAAAAATTAAACGAAGTATTAGGTATTGATAGAATAGTAGAGGGAGAATATAGAGATTCTTGGTTTAGGCAAGCAGATGATTATATTGTAATGCCTATTAAAAAAATTGAGAAAGAATATAATACAGAACCTGTTTACAATATAGAAGTAGAGGAAGATCATTCTTATATCGTAGAAGGTGTTGTTGTAAAAAATTGTTCTGTAGAATATAGCCTCTGTTCAGTTTGTCACAATATGGCAAATACATCAGATGAGTATTGTACTCACGTTTCTAATAGAAAAAATAGAAAATATAATGGCAGTATAAACTGTTCTTATCATCAGAGCAAAACAGATACAGATGAAAAATGCCCATTGTGTGGATGTGAGAAAGAAGAAAGTAAAAGTATAAAACATGCAGAACAGATGATTTATGAACATAATTATGGATTGAAATTTATTGAAAATTCATTTGTTGTCAACCCAGCATGTCATGAGTGCGGGGTTACTTGTGTTCTTCATGTTCCAGAGCTTCAGAAAAAGGTTGCTGAGTTTTCTAAAGTTATAAATAGATTAGTTAAAGACGCTAGTAGCGAATTTACTAAAGAATCAGCAACTGCTAAAGCTATTGAGAAATTAGGAGGGGTTAATGAAATTAACTCTCTTAAGAGTAGCATGAATGAGATGGAAATGGTTGTTAAAAGTATGTTGAAACAAAAAGATAATGTTTCAATGGAATATGTTTCTGATCTAGTTAAGGCTATGGCAGATGTTCAGGGAATTTTAGATGAGCTTGTTGAGATGGGCTATGCAGCGTTGCCATCTCCACCAGTAACGGCAGGTGAAGAGACTGAAGTGCCAGCACCATTCCCAGAACCAGTACAAACCCCTGAGCCGCAAATGGTTGCTCCAGGAGGTGGATCTAGCTCCCAAGAGGACCTTGGAGGGCTAGGAAATGTAACTCTTCCTCAGAAATCTTCAAATAAAAAAGAGGATTTTTCTAAAATAAGTGAAAATGTAAGTAATAAGGTATCGTCTTTGAAGCAAAGAGTGCATAAAATACAAGAAAAACAAAATAATAATGAAATAGGAGCAATTATGGCTACTGATAAAACCACAAAAACAGCAGCGGGAACTGAAAATCTAGAAGTGATTACGGAGAAGCAATTGGAGAAGAAACAGGAAAATCTTCACCCCAGAACAGAAACCGTTTATGAAAGTATTACTGAAAGTAAAGAACAGATTGGCGGAACAGAGCAATCTAACGATACTACTAGTGATAGTCCTCAAGTTCGACTTGGAACATATGAGACAACTACCGAAGATCAACTTAAATCAGAAAGTGCTCTGGGTAGTGCTATAACTCATTTTGTTGAATACCCAGATGTTATTACAGAAAAACAATGGGATGATTTTAGCCGAGATATTGCTGGTGATTTGCCAGAAGATTATACTGAATCTATAACTCAAGCTCAAATAAGAGACCTTCTTAGTAAACATAAATTTATTGGTAATGTTGAAACTATTACTGAAGATCAACTTAGAAATATGACTATGACTGATGGACTTAAGAGATGGGCTAGTTCAGATTATTCCGTATCTCTTATGAAAACAGCAATTAATACAATTGTTGATGCTGTTGTTAAATATAAAAAATCTCCTAATGAGATAGTGAAGGCAGCTACTATTATTAATGACGATAGTGCTACAAAAGATAAAGCAGCTTTTTTGGCTGTTGTTAATTCTCTTCCTCAAAAGGCAGATGACAAAGAAGCGTTAACTCAAAATATAGCTTATTTCTGCAAGACAGCAGCTACTCATAATAAAATCTCAGGAATAGATGCTCTTATATTGGCAGCTTCTGACAATGGTCAGTTTGCCATGAGAGCAGAAGATCTTTTTGATTCTATTTATCATGCTACAAATAACAAAACAGCATATAAGAAAGTACAAGAAAAAGTTGCTAAAAGAATGGAAGATGATAGTACTAAAACTATTATGTCTAAAGCAGATGGTTTTGATAAAGCTCTTAAAATAATGGATAGACCAGAAGATGGCAAATATCAGATCAGAGCATCTGTAAGTGATGTTGATGCCCCTATTACAGATAAAGTTGCTTTCTTAGCAGGAGTTAAAAAACTCGCACAAGAAATGATTGACGATGACGGTGTAGACGCTTCTGCTATTATTAAGATAGAAGTTGGTGATGGTGGAGAACTGCTTATTGATATCCAAGAAGGAGCAGAAGAAACTGTTTGTCCTGATGATATAGGAGATATTATTGAAGGACCAGTTGAAGATATCGAAGCTGATAATAACGGTGAAGAAACAAATGATATGAAACCTATGGAAGGTGGAGATCAAGCAGGAATGGGAATGGGTCAAGGACAAGATCAGAATAGACCTTCAATGAACCCTATAGCAGCAGCAAAGTCTGAGATTAAACAAGCTCAAATGATGGGTGGAGAAATGGGTGGTCAAGGTGGAGCAGCACAAGCACCTGGAGCAGGAGCAGCATTACCAGGATCGCCTGGAGCAGAAGTTCCTCCAATGGAGAATTTCACAGAAGATCCAATGGCGGATGAAGAGGGTGGCTTCGATGAAGAAAATCTTGAGGCAAAACCTCCAGGATCTATTTGCCCAGTTTGTGGAAGTGATGATGTTGATATCATTTCTGGAAAAGGAAAATGTAATAACTGTGGTTCAGAAATGACATATAAAGTTGAAGTTAATGTTACTAAGTGGGAAGGTGTAACTCCTACTGGTGATGAGGCTGAAGAGCTTGGTGGACTTGGAGAGGGAGAAGGTTTTGAAATGCCTACTGAAGAGCCAGAGCTTGGAGCAGAAGAGCCAGGTATGGGTGGAGGAATGGCAGGAGAAGCTGGAATGCCAGCTATGGCTGCTTATACTCGTTTACTTCCAGAAGCACTTAAGAAAATTGGAAGTCAAAATATTATACTTGGATCAGTCAGTCCAATAACTGGAACTATAAATACTCTTAAAATGGATGATGAGCAGTATGTATGTTTAGACACTGGTACAAAATATAAAGTTTCTTGCATTGTTTCTAAAGATGGCAACAAGGCCTATGCACAGTGGGAATGGAAACCAAAAGTCGCTGGAGTAGAATGCCCATCTTGTTCGAGAGCAAAACAAAGATTTATTAAAGCTCTTTCTTCTGTAGAACTTACAGAAGCTAAATTTAATGAGTTAGAGCTTAAAGATAAAGTTGATATTATTGTAAAAATGAATAAGTCTGGAGCACTGATGAAAGTTGCTGCTAAAGAAGGTTCAGTAGTAGAAGATTATAAACTTGCTTATGGCAACTATGGAGATAAATTCCCAGTCGAATCTTGTATTGAGAAATTAGCACGTAGATTTGGAAAAGATGCTATCTGTTTGAGCGGACCAGATGAAGGTGAAAATCTTGCTGAGTCTGTATGTAATAGACTTAAAAAGGCTGATGTTTATACTACTAAATTAGCAACAAAAGTTGCTTCGATTTGGTCAGATTGTGATGGAGATGAAGAGTGTATTACAGATCAAGTTAGAAATGGTTATTCATTAAGAGAATCAGCAGTAATTTGTACAACATTGAAATCTGCCATGGTTCAATCTGATTATATTTTTGCAGATCAACTTAGTGTTACATCACAGATTATTGATGAAGAGCAAGATTCTATGGGAGAACCTGTTGATGATATAGGAATGGGAGAAGAAGAAGATCCATTCGAAAATATTGATGAAGGCATTGATGGTGGTACTGTAACAATCGAGCTTCCATCAGATGTTGCTGAACAACTTGGTTCTGCAGTGGATGAAGCAACGGGTGGAATCGGAGAAGAAGGAATAGATGAAGGCGGAATAGGTGATGAAGGCGGAATAGGTGATGAAGGCGGAATAAGTGATGAAGCTCCAATAGAAGAAGTTGCGCCAGGTGATTTAGATGGTGGAGATATGAATTCTATGGAAGGTGGAGAAGTGCCTGTGGAAGGCGAAGAAGCCCCTATAGAAGAAGGTAAAGATATGACAATGTTTGATAGCGAAACACCAGAAGGCATGGGCGGTATTGGAGAGCCTTGTGATGATTCTTATGGCGGGGGCGGATCTGTTAAGATTACAGTTAATGGAGAACCAACAGGTGGCGGATCAGCTTTTGCAGAAAAAAAAGAGGATTTTGAAAAAGAAGCTGGAAATGTAAATGATAATGATGGTATGGATTATAAGGAAGCCTTAATTATGAGTGGAGCAATTGGACAAGTTGGAAAGCCTCAAATGGATCTTTCTTCTGTTATCGCAGCTATTAATAAAACTGCGGGAGAAAAAGAAATTTCACAAGAGAAAGCACAAGACAGTCCCGATATAGGAACTTATACAGCTGGTGAAGGTGGAAGTGAAATGGGTCATGAAAGTGAAACCATTAGAACTCCACAAAAACCAAGTGTACCAAGAGACAATGCTACAATGGGTCAAGAACCAAGTGATCTTAATCCACAAGATAAACCTCTTCCAGTTGTTCCTTCTGATGATGCTACAATGGGTCATGAGAAAGAAGTTGGATTGGGTGGTGGAGATAATAGATTTACTGGTGGAACCGATGGACAAGGTAAAACAGAGTTGGCTTCAACAGATGATGATCTTTATCATATGAAGGGTTTTGGAACCTCTAAAGACAGTTTATCTGCTCTTGCAGATAGAATTGCTAAAAAAATGGAACCAAAGAAGCCTGTAGCGGATGATCCAGATATTCAGCCAATTGATGCTGGAGATGGAAGCACAATAGGAAAAGAAGATAAGTTCACTGCTGACGAACCTAATAGTGTAGAAGGCGGAGCAACTGAGTCACTTATCGGACATGAAAGTGAGACAGTTGGTTCAGCTCCAAAAGAGCCAGCAGATCAACCAGAAGTGTTCACAGGTAATGCCCAAATGGGTAAAGAAGAATTAGATTCAGAAAAAACAACAAAAGATAAAGGTACAGTAATCGCAAATAGCGATTCTGAGTCCGAAGCTTATAGGGTAGCTGGAAAAATGATAGCAGCTAATAAAATAGATGCATCAGAGCTACAGAGTAAAGTTAATGAACTCAAAACTTATAAGCCTGCTCAAATAAGAGATTTTGAAAAAGCGATTTTCGCTGGTCAAAAAGGACTTGACACTGTTTCAGACGGTATATCTCAAGCCGTGCAAATAAATGAGAATAGTAGCATGAGAAATGCTAATGAAGAGTTGTCAGATAAGTTGCAAGGATTATTTACTCTTGAAAAACAGAATAAAATAGCAAGTGATGATACTACAACTCAATTAAGAAAAGTTTTTAGTAAATAATTAAAAAATAGGAGATTATTATGGCTATTATAGTTGAACAGCATGTAGTTGCTGATCATTATCCAGTAGGTGGAACATCTATCACAGCTGGTATGTGCGTGGAATTTGCAGCAGGATTAGTTGTCCCAGCTGTAACTACAAGCGAAGCTGCTATCGGTATTGCCGGTGATTCTTTTCTCTCAGCTGAAGGTCAAACAACAGCTTACTCAGCACAGGTTGTAATTGGTGCTAATGGTGCAGCAAATCGTTGGACAGAGAATAGAGTTAGTGACTTTTACAATGAGACAGCAGCATCACAGAGAATTACAGTTTACACTGGTGGCGGAAAATTCTGGGTCAGTACTGACTTGTTCGATGCCCCAGCTGGTGTTACTGCTGGTAATTTGATGCAGGCTGGTACAGGTGTTGGTTACTGGGCAGGTTCTGCTGGTAACAATGCTAACGATTTTATTGCTATCGCAGCAAGTTCTACCACAGCATATCCAAGTGGAGTTCCTGGAACAGATACTACTGATGGTAGTATTACTCTTGGTAATTACATTTCACTCATTTTGAGAATGTAATATTAGTTAAAAAAATATTAACAAAGCTATATTTTAGGATTTTAAGAGATACCTAAAAATAGAAATAAGGAGAATATTATGGCTCTTAATAAAACAGGTCTTTCAGATCAAGATAAAGAAATGATAATCGCGCAAGCTCTTGAAACAGACGAAGGTCGTACTGCCCTTGCTCAGGCAATGGTAGAGCCAATTCGTAGGTCACTTGAGTATCAGGCAGTAGGAAGAAAGCTTCTCATGGTTGATGAGTTACCTCAAGGTGCTCTTGCTCGTTACGAGAGAGATGTTGCAGCAATTGCTTGGATCATTTCTCGTCGTGGCGCTGTACCTGATCAAATTCAGGAAGGGGAGGAAGTGTTGGTTCCTACTTTTGAAATCGCAGCAAATCCAACAGTACGTCTTAGTGAGATCAAGGCTCGTAGATTCTACATTGTAGACAGAGCACAGATCAAAGCTAAAGAAGCTATCCAGAAAGAGGAAGATAGTAATATTTTTAATGCTCTTTTGACAGCTTGTCAATCAGCACAAACAATTACTAACTATGGAACTCTTACAGTCCAGGCTCTTAATGAAGCATTTAAGCAGATTGAGCAACATGATCTAGTTACAGCTAAGATCGTTACTCATGCTTTCCAGTATGCTAGCATTAGAACTTTTGGTAAGGATTTCTTCGATGAGGCAACTCAGAGAGAAATCATCACAACTGGTCTTTATGGTCATCTTTGGACAGCTGACATACATGTTAGCTCAAGAATGACCAGCACTGTAGTCCTTCTTGTTTCTTCGCCTGAGACAGTGGGTGCTTTCCCAATCAGACAGGACATAACAGTTCTTCCAGCTGATGATCCTAAGAAACTTAGATTAGGATGGGTAATATATGAAGAGGTAGGAATTGTCGTTATTAACGATTATGCTATCTCTCGTATTAATATGGAAGATGCTAACGCCTCTTAAACAAAGGGGTTATAGCAGTAGTATAAAATTAAAGGTGAGCCAAGAAATTGGTTCACCTTTTTTGTTATAAAATAGTTGTATATACTTTTTTTGTATATACGTTTAAAAAAGCATAACAACTTTTAGTTAAAGTTGTATATATGTTTTATAATTTTTCATAATAGATTTTATATTTATTTATAAAATAGTTGAAAAGTGAAAGATAATATTATAAAATGTATATATTATTTTTTTATTAAATGTGAAAAAATAAAAAAGGAGTTTAGGTCATGTAGAAGGAATATTATAATAGAGCTTATATTTGTTCAGGAGATTTTAATATGAGAGAAGAGCCACATTACACTAATCTGTTAACAAAAGAATTTTTTGAAGAATATTATATTAACCAAAAAATGTCTTATCCTAAAATAAGAAAAATGTTATTAGAGCAAGGATACAATATTCATAATGGGACTTTGCATAAGTATGCTGAAAGATTAGGAATTGGAAGAGATCGTTCAGAAGCAAGAAGAAATTTATTTCCATGTTCTTTAGATTATAAAGTAAATTATATACAAGATGATATGATAGAATTTATTGATGGTTTCTTATTAGGAGATGGGGGAATAAATTTTGATAAAAGAAGTATAAATAATCTTATAGCCAGATTCCGTTGTGGTGTAGAATATGAAGAATTTTGTAGTTATTTAATGGAACCTTTTAAGAAATTGAGTTCAAGTGTAAAAAAACATAAGGCAAAAAGTATGAAGCAAGGATTTATGTTTAGCGGTAGTACTAGTAATCATCCAGATATTTATAAACAATATTTAAGATGGTATCCAGAAAATAAAAATGGGCAAAGAATTAAACAGCCTCCAGAAGATGTAAGAATAACTAAAAATTCTGTTCTTATGTGGTATCTTGGTGATGGATCTGTGGTCGTAAAAAATAATACGATTGCTACTCGATTATCTACAGACGGGTTTTCAAAGGTTAAGGTTGAGATGTTAGTAGATAAATTACAACAAATTGGTATCAAATGCTATAGGAATAATGAGAATCGTATTAGAATTAATTCAAGGGGTATTCCTGCCTTCTATAATCTTATTGGGGAAAAAAGTCCTATCAAATGTTATAATTATAAATTTGATAAAATACCATTTTGGAGATTTGAGAGCAAGAGGATGAAAGAAGTCGCAGAAGAATTAGATATAAATTATCAAAAATTAGCATATATGGTTAAAATAGGCAAAATACCTTGTTTTAGATTGAGTGAGAAGGGTAGACCTAGATTTTTACCAAACCATATTGTTAAGATTAAAAAAATGGTAGAATCTGGAAAACTTTCTTGAAAAGTGAAAATAAATATTATAAAATATATATACGTTTAATATAAGGAATATTTAGATGCCAAAAATAAAAAAAACAGATAACATTATTTTGCGGGTAACATCTTCTGATCATAATTCAATTCGAATTAAATCGAAGTTATTTGGTAAGAGCAAAAGTAATTATATTCGTCATTGTGTTTTTTCTCATTGGGAAAATCTTGAAAGTACTTCTCATTTTAAGGAATTACTGAGAATGTACAAAGAGGGGGATAAAGAAATAAAAGATGAAGTTGTGGAACTTTTATTTCATTATTATAGGGAGAATGGATTTCCTCATAATAAATTAAATGATATTCAAAAAGAAAATAGATTGAAGAGAGTAATAAATAGTAAAAATGTATTATTAGAAGACAATCATTTACAGATGAATCCTCAAGGAATAGATTTGGCGAATCATTTTCATCCTCATATGATGGAAGCATATTATAGTATTGGAACAAATTCTCCTTTTGAGACTTTTAATGATGATGAAAAGTTGAAAGATTGTATAAATAGGTGGTTAGAGTTGGAAAAAGTTCCTAATCATGCGGGGATGAGAAGAATTTTAAAAACGAGGAATGGAACTAAAGGTGTAGTTAATTACAAACCCACGATAGCTAAATTTATTTATGATAGATATTGTCCAGAGAATGGTAAGGTTTTAGATCCTTGTGCTGGATATGGTGGTAGATTAGTTGGTTGTATCGCATCTAATAAGAATATATTTTATCATGGAATAGATCCTGTTGGAGAAACGGCTGTAGGGAACTCCAGGATAGCTTCATTTTTTTCAAAACAATATGATGTGTTTATGGGTCGAGTTTATAATTATCGCTTTAGATTCGATCAGGAGTGTGCTGAGGAGGTTATGCCTAATATAAAAGAGAGGTATGATTTAGTGTTTACGAGTCCTCCGTATCATTCTCAGGAAATATATTCAGATAATATTTCTCAAAGTTCTAGTAAGCACAAAGAGTATGAGAATTGGTTGAGGAATTTTTTATATGTTATAGTTGATGAGAGTAAAAGAATTTTAAAAGATGATGGAAAATTAGTATTGAATGTAAAGAATTTACAGAAGAAAAAGATAGCAGATGATTTGTGTAAGTATTGTGAAAAGGATTGGGAGTTAGAAACTACATATCATATGAGATTAAGTAATAATGAATTTAATCGTAAGGGTGATAAGATGTTTCATACTGAACCAATATTTGTGTGGAAGAAGAAATGATTTTATTGAATCATATTAATTATTATGTCACAGATGTTGTAAAATAGCAAAAAAGCGGGTTAATAGGCTAAGAAGCGGGTTTAACGACCCGCTTTTTTTATTTAATGGGAGAAAAAAATTTCTAACTGGGTATAGGTAGCATTTTTATTTATCAAAAAAAATAATATTTAAAAAAGGTTTTGACTTTTGTTGTGGGATATGATATAATATCTTCTATAGTGAACTGCAAAATACTACAGAGATATTAAAATTTTATTTATTGGAGGCATAAAATGAAGTCAGAAGAAATTATTAAGTTATTAGGTAGTAGGGTTCATTATTCTATTTCGATGGAAATATCAGGTCCATTTGCAATGTTTGCTAGACCTGATACTGGGAGCGAGAAGACGAGTTATCCTTTCCCAACTTTTTCAGCAGCAAAAGGTATATTTGAATCTATATTATATATGCCTAATGCTATTGTTGTTCCTGTAAAAGTTCAAATTTGTAATCCAATAAGATATCAGTCTTATGCATTTAATTATAGAGGGGAACTTCGTAAATCAGAATTAATTAAGAAAAATAATACTTGTCAAATAAAAAGTACAATTCTTGTAAATCCTTGTTATAGGCTTTTTGCAAAAGTAATAAAGGCGGATGAGATTGTTTCAACCCCTAAAAGATATAAAGGTATTAATCATGCCCATGCATATCAGGCACAATTCAATCGTCGTCTAAAAAATAGTAGAAATTATAGAACACCATGTTTAGGTTTGTCTGAATTTTTAGCTTCTTATGTCGGCATATTCAGAGAAGATACAAAAGTTCAAGAGCATATTAATTTTATTATAGCCTCAATGACACTATGTTGTTTTGATTCTCTTAACAGAGGTGAGTACAATCCCTCATCAGTTCAAAATGTGAAAATCGAAAATGGAGAATTATGTTATGTTAAATGAAATGAAATTAATTGCAGATAAAATGGAAGAATTAGGCATAGGTGAGGTTCAGATGCATTCTATGATATCGCCTAGTCCAAGATCACCAAAGACTCCTAAGTTTAAAGTGTGTATTGGTGCTGATGGAAATATTAGTTCGGTAAATCTCGTTGCCCCAGAAGTTTGGAATACTTATTCATATATCTACAAGGATGCACATAATCAGTACCCAATTATTAAAATAAAAAATATTTTAGGTGATGATGGTACAATAAAAGAAAAGGATGTTGTAAAATTTATTGGCAAATTTAATAGAATGGATACAATGTTGCAAGAATTGTTAACTAGAGATAGTGAAACTGAATCACTTTTTTTGCTTTCAGAGAGAATTAATGAAGTAGAAAATCATGAAAAATTCTTAAAAGAAATTATAGAGAAATCATTAGAGATTCTACCAGATGAGTCAGAAGATAGTAAAAAATTTACCAAGAAGGATGCTCTTAATGAAATGTATATCACTTTAGAGATTACAGAATACAGTGATCTTAATATACATCCTGTGAATAGTACTGAAATTATAACAATTATTAGTGATGCTTTGAATCAAATAGAAGAAGATGTAGTATCTGAGAGTGGCTCAGGAGATAAAACGGATATTTTTGGTAATAGTTTTTCAGAATCTACATCTCTTCCGCAGTTAAGTTTAGACAGAACTAAATTTTACTCGTATAGTAGGAATCCATTTTCTAAGTGTTATAGAAGTTACAATGTTGCTGGGAATGATGCCTGTCCAATTTCTCCAGCTTCAAAAGCATTTATTTTTGGAAAGATGCAATATCTAACTAAAGGTAAGAATAAGGGGTTATATTGGGATTCACATTCTAATAAGGATGGTACTAGAACAGCAACAATTGTTTTTGCTCCTATAAAAGAAACAATTTTATCTGATTTGCAGGAGTTGTTAGAGATTGGTGGAACTCAAGAAAGGGTTAACAAAGAAATTGATGAAAAGGTTAAGGAGAAATCTTCTGGCATCATATCTAATATTAGAGGTAGTAGTGCTTATGCTAATAATGAAAAAGTTCATATTCTAATTTTTAGAGTGCCATCAAATGGACCTTCGAGCTTGGTTTTATCAGATATGATCAATATTAAAGATTTGGTAACTTTTTCTAAACGATGGATAGAGGGATGGGATAATTATGATGATGGTGAATATACTGGCATCTATGTTAAAAAAGGTGTTAAGAAAAATTTGTATTCAAAGATAAGCATTGAAAGTATGCGTAGAATTACCAACAAAAGATGGAATAGAAGTGCATCTTGTGATGCTGGTAAAGAATTGGTTCGTGATTTTATCAATACAGAAAATATAGTGAGAATGTTTATGGGTGATAAGAATGAAACTAAAAAAATTGCTCATGTTTTCGGGAAATATCAAATAAATTTATTGATTGATATAACAAATAGAATTATGAATAGGAAGTTGTATAATTTAAAGAGTTCTCGTTTAGATATCTTTGGTTTACCCGTAGCATTTGGAGAAGTTCTGTATCAACTTGGTATTTATAAGGAAGATTATGAAAAAAATGTTCCTTATATGGTTGGTCAAATGTTGGCATGTATTAGCAAAGTACAGAGAAGTGTTTTAAAATCTGAAGGAAGAGATGACAAAAATATGCCTACTGAGCTTACAGGTACAAAACATATTTATTTAGCCTTATCTAATCCTGAGAGAGCTATGAATTTGGCTCTTACTAATGCTAGAATATATTTAGCAAAAGCAAAAGCGAAGAGAGTGGCTGAATATCGTCTTTCTGGAAAATCTAAGAGTCATTATCATTATTATTTATTTGCACAAGCATCTAGAGTTATTTTAGATAATGAGTTTTCTGATTATTGGAGTGATACCGATAGGATGTTAATTGCATTAGGATATTTTCAAAATAAGTAAAAGTTATTATAATATAGAAAGAGGTTATTATGTTTGATAAAGAATTTTGTGGAAAAATTGGACAGTTATTAAAAAAGGCTGATAATATGCAAATGTATTATTATGAGTCACACAATAAACTTAATGATATTCCTAAAGAATTAATTGGGGGAAAGTCATTATCTATGGTATTAAATAGACCCAAAGATGGTATATTATTTTTACAAAAATTAGCAGATCCATTTGCTCGTTTTTGTGATGCCAAAAGAAAAAAACGAAGTAATGATTGGAGAATTGCTTATGGTAGAATGATGTTGTTTACAAAACTTCTTAATGACGTTCTCGAAAGAGTGGATAGTGAAGAAGATTGCTGTGTTAGCACTTCTTCTAAAAATATAATTATTTTAGAATATTTAATGGAGATTTAAAATGAAGAAAAGTAAAAAATTAGCCAAACGAGCATTTGGTATCGTAGCAGTTGAAGTAGTTTTGTCTAATCCTAATGGTAATCCCGATGAGGATGATATGCCTCGTCTTACCAATGATGAGTGTGGTCTTATTACACCAGTTTGTTTTAAGCATCGTACAAGGGAATTGTTGGAGGATCATGAGGGAGTTACCTGGGAATATTTGCAAGGCAAGTTGGGTCTTGACGATGATAGTTTCCATATCTGGGAATCTGCTTGTAAAGGATACGATGTTAATTCGCCAATAGAGGCTAAAGAACATTGGTCTAAGATGGTTAAGGAAGAGGGAGAAGAATCTCTTTTGAAGCGTTTTTGGGATATGAGGGTATTTGGTACTACTGCTCTTGAAACAAAAGGCAAAGATTCTTTAAACTTTAAGAGGACAGGTTGTGTTTCTGTTTCTCCTCTTGTATCTTTACTTCCGATTGAGGTTATTAATCAGACAATCACAAAGGGGAATCCTCTTGAATCAAAGCTTATGGCTCAAGGTCAAGGGACAATAGCTCCTTTTGGATATAAGGTTGTAAGGCATGGGCTGTACATAGGTGTATATGTTATTAATCCTTCGAAAGCTCATTATACTGGTACAACTGAACAGGATATTGATGTCTTCAAGGAATTAATCAAGCATTCATTCAGTAATTCTACGGCTGCATCAAGGTCCGGAGTGAGAGTAGTTCAGATTGTACATGCTGAACATGATAATCCTCTTGGTTCATTTAATGAGTCAACATTATTTGAGTTTTGTAAACCTTCAACGGATCTTACACTTCCATCAATCTCTATGGATGATTATAACTTGAAATCTTTAGATGATATTAAGAAAGCTTTTCCAGATATTAAGGTAGAGATGTTAAGCAATACTTATTCGGAGGCATTAGTATAATGTCAGAACATATTAATAACAACAGCGTGTCCTCTTCGGAGGACACGTTGTTTGATTATGTTGCTCATTCAGACGATCCAGAGAATGGGATTAATTTTACTCAGTCTTATTATTCACATGCTAGCGAAGTGAGAGACAGAGCTTTGCGATGTTTTGATGAAATGGTAAAATATATGTCATTGGATAGTAGCGTTATATCTGCAGCGAGGGAAGTATTAGAAATAGCAGCGGAATATCATGATCTTGGTAAATTGGATTTAGTATCTCAAGAAATTATAAAGAAGAGGCATCATAATGAGAATGGTAGTAAAATAAGTATGCTTAATCATGTTGATGCTGGTTCTGCTTTTCTTCTTCAAAAATATAGTGAGATAAAAAAATCAGGTCTTAGTCTTGCTCTTCGGATTAATTATCTTATTGCAGCTGTATTGATTGATGCACATCATATTGGGATATTGAATAAAATTTTAAATGAGAACAGAGAAGAACGAGATGCGAAATTATATCCATCATTGGGTAGTATTGTTGCTAATATTGATATTCTCAGAAGCGATGTCAAAATGTTAAAAAAATATCCATATTATAAGCATGTTGTAGATGATAAAAACAAAACAGTAAAAGAGTATGTAGATGAAACATTATCTGAATTATTAGAAAGACATTATAAATGTTTTGAAAACAGTAAAAAAAGTATAGAATCATTATACATTCCAATACTTGATCATTCTATGCTTTTAAGATTTATGTTATCGTGTTTAGTAGAGGGCGATCATGGGGATACCTCTCGTCATTATGGTGGGATTGCTCCTAATGTAATAACATTTCCATTAAGAGCAGACGAAAGATTAACACATCATATGATGATGTACGATAATTTTCCTTTGGCTGAGACAGAAAAAGAAAGAGAAAAAAATAGAGTAAGAAGCCTTATACACAAAGATTGTGAAGAAGTAAGTTTGGGTCACAATTTTTATGGAATTTATGCTTTTCCAGGTTATGGAAAAAATCATTCTGGTGATTATTTAGCTTTAAGACTATGTAGAGAGCATGGTTTAAGAGGAGTTGTGAAGATGGCTCCATACAATGATATTTTAACACAAAATATAAGAGAGAGCAAAGATTTTTTAATGTTGCCTGGAGAAAAAAGTGGAGAAGTTATAGGGGAACATTACCAAGACGCTAGACATTGGGAAAGGTCTCAAAAGGAAGGTATTAATTATAAGTTGTTAAAGCATTACAGTACTTTATGGAATTGTCCTTTTGAAGTTGTATCGGTTGTCCAGTTTTTTGAGACTATGGCTAGTAATTATCCATCTAAAATAAGAAAACTTCATCAACTTACTGGTAGAGTTATTATTATTGATGAGTTTCATATTGCTGTTCCTATAAAAATGTTACGTCAAACTTTGAGGTGGTTGAAATATTTGGTAGATAACTGTGGATGTAAAGTTATTCTTATGTCTGGATCTTCTGTAAAATTTTGGGAAATAGAGCAACTAAAATCATGCGAAATTGAAGTAAAAGAAGTTTTATCTTGTGAGTCTAATCATGTTATGAACGAGTTAGAGGTTGGTAGGGTTAGTTATTCAAGAATAGAGGAACAGTTTAATAGTTTTCAACAATTAGCAGAAGTAGTAATGAGTAGACCTGGACCAAGAGTTGTAGTATTTAATACTGTTTTATCGGCAGCTATTTTTGCTAATTATATAAGGTTACAATATGGAAGAGAAAAAGTAGAACATATATCTACCGCTCTTACACCGAAAAATAGAAAGACAAAATATAAAGTTATTAAAAATAGACTTAAAGATAGAACTGATGATGACTGGGTTTTAGTATCTACATCATGTATTGAAACTGGAGTTAATTTTTCATTCAGAACTGGTTTTAGAGAAAATAATTGTCATTTAAGTTTATTGCAACTTGGTGGTCGAGTGAATCGTGGAAATGAATACATTGAATGTTGCGATGTGTTTGTATTTAATATGGATCATGAAGCAATGGGCACTACTAATAATCCTGCATTTAATGCTTCTATTAAAGTACATAATGATCTTTTCGATGTTGATCGTATTGGGTACGGATATTGTACTGAATCTATTAGAAGAGAGATAGTAGAACGTAATAAAGATCTAGAGTATTTTACAGAGATAGAATTTGAAGAAGAACAACTTTGTTTTGGCTCAGTCGCTGATTTATATAAAATTATTCCTCGTTCATATAAATCAATTGTAGTTGATCCAGAAGTGATAGCTAAGATTGACAATGAAGATATAGTTAGATATCGTGAGTTGACAGAGAATAGTATTCAGATGTTTTTTACTAAGTTAGATAGAGCTGATTACCAGGATAATATTGATTTTGTGAATGAAGATAGAATTCCTAATGATAAGTATAAAGAAGCAAAAATAAAGGCTCCTAAAGAATTTAATGTTTGGACAGGAGAATATGATCCTGATTTCTTAGGATATATGAAAGAAATATTAATCAGAATGGGGCATAGTGTCGAGTAATATAGTGAGTTCTTTTATAATTAAATATAGAAAAATGGAAGTACAGGGGAGTTTAATGTGCAGAAATAAGCATTTTTTAATTGATATTTTTAATATAAACATCTGTAGATAATATAGTTATGAATCTACAGATGTCTCTCATAGTAATATGAGAGTGGATTACAACGAACTCTTTCCAGGTCATGTTATATTCTATTGATGTCTCTCATAGTAATATGAGAGTGGATTACAACCATAGTTTGTTCCTGCTGTTCTTATACTTTGATGTCTCTCATAGTAATATGAGAGTGGATTACAACCCTGCTCGCCTTTTTCACCTTTGTCACCTTGATGTCTCTCATAGTAATATGAGAGTGGATTACAACAAGGAGAACTGGCTATGTGTCAAAATATTTGATGTCTCTCATAGTAATATGAGAGTGGATTACAACGGACAGCAGGACAGATACTTTACTATAAACGATGTCTCTCATAGTAATATGAGAGTGGATTACAACAGATATTAGGGGATGGAATATATAGCTTTAGATGTCTCTCATAGTAATATGAGAGTGGATTACAACTAACATTATTACGTCAAGATTTATTTCAATGATGTCTCTCATAGTAATATGAGAGTGGATTACAACATAGGAAGTTTGTGGTTCCTCACCCATCGAGATGTCTCTCATAGTAATATGAGAGTGGATTACAACACAAGTCATTATCTGTCTCTCTCTTGTTTTGATGTCTCTCATAGTAATATGAGAGTGGATTACAACTTGTCTATCCTTATAAGGTCATCACACGATGATGTCTCTCATAGTAATATGAGAGTGGATTACAACTGCAAAGATCAGGGCAAGATGTTGATGAAGATGTCTCTCATAGTAATATGAGAGTGGATTACAACTTGGTAGATACAGTCGATTTATGAAACAAGATGTCTCTCATAGTAATATGAGAGTGGATTACAACACAACTCTTCGCTGATATTCACTCAAGCCGGATGTCTCTCATAGTAATATGAGAGTGGATTACAACTACCCTAGATCTTCCACTAAACAGACCAGGATGTCTCTCATAGTAATATGAGAGTGGATTACAACAAAGACGTGCAGGACACTCTCGCTATATTTGATGTCTCTCATAGTAATATGAGAGTGGATTACAACTGACGACCACGAACCAAGTCTACAAGCGGAGATGTCTCTCATAGTAATATGAGAGTGGATTACAACGGGAACTGTCAAAGACCCCGACTCTGGGCAGATGTCTCTCATAGTAATATGAGAGTGGATTACAACAAAGCATTTAACATAGTGGCCATAGCAATAGATGTCTCTCATAGTAATATGAGAGTGGATTACAACCCTCACTCCCGATGCGACAAGCATCAATATTGATGTCTCTCATATAGTAATATGAGAGTGGATTACAACAGCAGTAAGACAGATAAATGGGCAACCCCTGATGTCTCTCATAGTAATATGAGAGTGGATTACAACATAATAATGAGTCTGTCCGTTACTAATGCTGATGTCTCTCATAGTAATATGAGAGTGGATTACAACAGAAGATTCCCTACACTAAAACAAAAGTATGATGTCTCTCATAGTAATATGAGAGTGGATTACAACAACAAAATCTATTGCTGCCTGATAGGCTGATGTCTTTCATAGTAATATGAGAGTGGATTACAACCAATAATTGCCAGAGACTGCAAATCTGATGGATGTCTCTCATAGTAATATGAGAGTGGATTACAACGTAGTTTTATGTAGTTTAGGTAATTCTGTTGATTCTCTTATAGCGATATGAGAGTGGATTATAATGAAGAATCTGATGTTCCTGATCTTCCTCGTAGCGGAAGACCAAGTTCAAGTAGATGTTCAGGAGGTAGAGGAAATAGACAGTCGTTTAAGATCCGGTGGGCGCGACCACGAATAAATTTTTATACTTTTATACTTTTATATAAACCCTGTTTTTGCACAGTAACATTAACATTGTTACTGTGCATTTTTTATGTTAGAATGCTCTCATATAATCATTTTTTAATATAAGGTGTCAGTGCCCATAAATACGGAGTTAATTGAAATGGGGGCTGTAGAGGGTGTAAAAAAAGCCAACACAGCAACGAACTATGTTGGCTAAAGAAAGGAGTAAGATTATATATGCTTTTTTTATACCATATTCATAATCACTTTTCAAACATTTTTTCAAAAATAAAAAAGGATTGTTTTGGGTAAAGTCGAATATTTATAAGGATGAAAAGGTTAACAATTTTAAAGCCTTTGAACGAGGTAATATAAGAAAAAAATATAATGAGCCTTTTCATCTATTTAACCGTCACTCATAGTGGCGGTTTTTTTATTGTCATTTCTTTAATAAAACAAGGATTTTTTGTTTTTTTAACGAAAATAAATACCAGTGCATAAAGAAGAATTAATAATATAAGAGAGTAGCTCATGGCAGATTTTCAATCAGTAAGAGATTCTTGGAAAATAACTTGTATCGTAAATCCTCCTCCTGGAGGATTAGTTATTAGTGATATACCTAATCAAGTTATATTCACTGCTAATGGTCAAGAGATTGATGTTCTTCTTCCAGCTACTTATCCTAATAATACATCTTCTCATATCTCTGCTTCTGCGATTATAAGAGGATATGTAGTAAATCAGCAAATTGTATTAGGAGAATATTTACATACTCATGATGAGTTAGCGGATTCTATTCATACTCATACTGGATTGAGTACTTTAACAGCAGGAGCAACTTCTGATGCTGATCTTTTACATACTCATAACAATTTAGCAAAATTATCCGACTTGAATGGTTTAGGTGGGTTATGGGGAGGCAAAGTAGATTTAAGTGATTACGTGACTAAGAGTGGTAACGTATCTCAATTAAATGATATAACATCGGCGGGAAGTGCAATAGAATCTGCTGTTTCTGCATCTCATGCTCAAGATCATACTATCTTAGAACATTTAGATGGTGTATATCCATTTACTATGACTAATTATAAAAAATTAGTTAATGGTAGTAATGCTGATTGTTGTCATACTCATTCTGGTAGTGGGGAGCATAATGATTTAAAAGGTTTGAATGAGGGAGATTATCTTCATCTTACTGCTGCTGAATATACTGCTTTAGGGAGTGTTTCAAGTTCGCATAATGATTTAAGTGGTTTGAATGTGGGAGATTATTTACATTTAACTGCTGTTGAGTATGCTGCTTTACATGCTGAATCACATACAATAGTAAGCCACAGTGATACTACTGCTACAGGTGCTGAATTAAATACTCTTACAGATGGTGCTACTAGTAATGCAGATTTATTACATGGTCATGACGCTGATAATATTGATATATTAGATGCTGGTAGTTATTATACTGGTACAGAAACAGAAGCTGCTCTGCAAGAGATTGGTCTTACTCTTTCTTCTCTTGCTCCACCGACTCCATCGTTTTTAGGAGATAGGGGAGCAAGCACAGGTATAGATAGAATAACTACATCAGGTAGAACGGCTATGCTTACTTGGGAAAGTGATGATTTTTTACCATATGTTGATGTAGATGGGATTGGTGCTTGGGTTCAGGTCAGTGATGCAGAAGGAATTGATGATTCATTTTCAGAGTCTGGTGATCGTGGAGGAGTTATAAATGACTCTACTAATTTTACTGGTAAATTAAATGAAGATGTTGTGGCTGATACGGGATCTCCTACTCCTGCTTATGTAGCAAATTCTTTTGCTGAAGGGAGTACATCTGGAACAAATATTCTTATTTTAGAAGTAAATGGTGTTGAATTTGATGGAGGTGGAGCAACTAATGATTCTACAATAGATTTAACCAATATTTCTGATCAAGATACCACAACTAGTACAAATAGTGGGCTTAATATAGGGGCTCAACAGCAAATTAAATTTCCTAATGGTGATAATTTTGCTTCTTATTACCGTACAGGAACATGGAAGGTAGATTCTAGTGATATGAACAATGGTTGGAATTATGTAAGGGTTATTCACAGAATACAAGGAGAGTCTGACTTAACAACTAATTATGTTTCATGGGTGGTTGACGATGATACTACTGATACTGTTTACTCTACTCCAGTGCTAGATAGTTTGAGTTTGACTGGTGATCAATATTTATCAGGAGTTCGTTATTATACAGGTGGAACAGCTGCTTATGCTGTAGATATAGATAATGCCTTTAAAAATACATATCAAGATGGAAATGTAATAACTTTTAATTGTACTAATGGATCAATACCTAATGCAGATTTAGGCAATAGCGGAGGGGACCAAACACTTCGAGTAGCAGTAACGAATGCTGTTTTTACAATTAGTAGTGGTAGGAAACTTGATGCCACTATAGATGTTAAAACTAGTGTAGCTAGAACATTTGATGCTAATGAAGGTAATGATGACGGAGCAACTTCTTTTGCCTCTATCGTTGGGTTATTGATAGACGATCAGATAGCATCTCCAAGTAATGAGGGAGATACCGAAGAAGGTTTTAATGCAGAGGGATATAGGATGCATACAGGAATAGTTTTGACAAATACAAATTATGGTAGCGGAACAAATGCCAGTGACTATGATTGGGATAGCACACAGAGTTTGCTTCCAACAAATAATAATTACGATGATGGACTTTTACAATATGGTGGCAAATTATCATATCCAAAGAGTACTCCTGATAGTGGTGTAACAAATGGAGATTTTAGCAAAGCAGGGACAGGATATGAAGAAGGATATGCTGGCAATCCTAATTACAGCACAGCATCAGGAGATAGGGTATATTTGAGATATTTTTATGTAGGTGCATCGAAATCTAATTTTGTATTTACTATTAGTGGAGCTAATGCTACTGGATTTACTGATGTAGGAACTGGTGCAAATGGGCAGGATCTTACATTAGAGTTATTAGCTCCTAATACTACTAGTGATGCTACTGGATCGCCTCCTTCTGGCAATATAGAATTTAAAGATTGTTATACAAGTCATACTGCTATTGAGGATGATGGTTGTTATACTCTTGGAACAAGAGATATAGATACGACCGATTGGGCATGTACTTTAGGGACAAGATCAACAGCAGATAGTGGCAATGCTATAGTTATAAGAATAACAGCGTCAGATGCATGGACGGGTTATATAGAATCTATTTCAGTGGTGGCTTCATAATGGCTTTTTCAAATGAGAGTTTAACACAAGCAGCTTTTAAGAAACTTTTTGGTTTAGCTCATACCGAAGTAAAGGATTTTCCATTAGGTAATGAAGCTAATGCTTCTCAAATTACTATTGTAGCATCTGATGTTTATACGGAGAGCATACCATCTACTGCACAGGCTATTGAGGGTATAATAATAGATTGTACTAACGAAAATCCAAGCCATAGTGACAGTCTTCTTAAAGTGTCTCAAAATCTTACTTTAGCTCCTGATTCAGTAGGAGAGGGTCATCCATATTTAGTTACTATTCCAGTAGGGCACGGATTAATTGGACAGGTTAATCCTTATACAGGGGGGAGATATGCAGAGGGAGATATAGTTAATACTATTATTCCTAAAAAGTTTGGGACAACTTGGAGACCTAAATTATATGGCAATAATAACGGACCAGTTGAGATACCACCTTTGTCTGGTCAGGATTGGATTATAGATGAAAGGGGATTCATTGTTATAGTAGATGATACTCAAGATACTGGAGCAGCTACTCCTACTTATACACCTACTTCGTTGGGTTGTTATGTTTATGTCGGAGAAACTCTTAAAGATCATGTAGATTATGTTATTGTTAGAAAGGCTTATTGTGCAGAAAATGCTCCAGAAGGTAGTATAATACAATGTAATTTAGATACGATAGGAGGAACTCTAATTAATGTTGTATGTCAAATAGCTGGTCAAAATTTAGTTTATGATCCTTCTGCTGGCAATCCTTCTATAATACCAGATGAAGATTTAAACTCGGCAGTGCCTAGATTAGAAGAAGGCGATGAAATATATGTTTTTAATGATGGAGTAAATTGGAATTGTACCAGTTTATTTCAGTTATCGCAAGATGTTCTTAATCTAGGAGATTTGACTGATGTCCAAATTAGTAATCCTACTAATGGGCAATCCCTTAAATATAATGGGAGCATAGGTAAGTGGACTAATCAATCATAATTGTAATCGAGTGTAGATAGATAATGAAGATATACTTTTTAAATGGAAGGGTTCTTACCATTGATAATGGAGGAGTAAAGGTTCTTACTACTCCGTTAGAAATAATTTTAGTAAGTTCAAGTTCGTCGAAGAGTAGCAGTTCAAGTTCGTCAAATAGTAGTTCAAGCTCTAAGAGTTCAAGTTCAAGCTCTTCTAAGAGCAGTAGTTCTAGTAGTTCTAAGAGTTCTAAGAGTTCAAGTTCAAGCTCAAAGAGTAGTTCAAGTTCCAAGAGTTCAAGTTCAAGTTCTTCAAAGAGCAGCTCATCAAGCAGTTCTAAGAGTAGTTCTAGTTCTAAGAGTTCAAGTTCAAGTTCTTCAAAGAGCAGCTCATCAAGTAGTTCTAAGAGTTCAAGTTCAAGTTCTTCAAAGAGTAGTTCTTCAAGTTCTTCAAAGAGTTCTAGTAGCTCCAAGAGTTCAAGTTCAAGTTCTTCAAAGAGCAGTTCATCAAGTAGCTCTAAGAGTTCAAGTAGTTCGAGTTCTAAGAGTTCTAGCAGCTCAAGTTCTAAAAGCTCAAGCAGTTCAAAGAGTTCCAGTTCAAGTTCTTCAAAGAGCAGTTCTTCAAGTAGCTCCAAGAGTAGCAGTTCAAGTTCTAAGAGTTCAAGTTCTAAGAGTTCAAGT